ACCTCCTTTCTCAGGCCACGCGGTGCCAGATGTGCACATAGTAGGCGGCGGGCTGCACGGTGTTGCTGCGTCCGTAGATGGCATTGGACTTGGAAGCATCCAAATTAAAATCGGATGATTTGTACCCAGTAGTAAGATAGTCTGTTCCTGCCTTGCCTAATCCAATGGTAGCCGCAGTGAACGAGAACTTGATGTTCGGCAGACCGGCTCTCACCGTGGTGCCGGCCGCGTGGGTGCTGGATGCACCCATCAGCACCCGCTCGGACGCGATCTCCTCCCAGCTGCCGCCGAACAGTGCAGCGGGGCTGGTGGGATCGGTGCTCTGGTAGATGCTGCCCACGGGATGATTTGCAAGCTTTTGCGCTTCAAGAAGCCTGTTTACTTGTTCCCGTGTGTAGTAGTCGGATAAATCAGTTTTTTGTATGCTGTCCTTCCACGCGCCCGTGTCGCTGTCCCACGTCCAGATGGTGTCGGTCGTGCCGACCACTGCCCACCAGCCGTTTTCACCCACCGGTACAGCCGTCTTGAGGGCTTCCGGCGTGGCATACCAACCCTGTGCACCAATGGTGATGGTGCGCACCTGCTCGAAATATTCTTTGGTGCCTTGCAGGTTCTTGGCGGACTCCGTTTCGGACGCTTTCGCGGCGGTCTGACTGGCCGCTGCGGCTTTTGCGCTGGCCGAACTCTGTGCCGCATTTTCTTTTGCTTCTGCCGCCGCGTTTAAAGCGCCCGCAACAGTGCTCAGTTCATTAAGCGTTGATGCGTTGATTGGAGTGCCTTCAACGCTAGGCTCATCGTTTCGTACGAGCGTTACAATCTCCGATGTGCCGTCTTCCTTAACCATCGTCCAACGACCCGGATATTTTGCAATGCGGTCTTTAAAAACCATATTGTCCCTCCCCGCAGGCGAACTCACCTGAGAATGTCACACGCGTTTTAGCAAGCATTTCAATGTCATAGAGAACCTGTTCGATCTGGTTCATCGCTGAGAATGAAAGCCTGTCCATGCTGGCCGGAACATCCGGCGTTGAATCCAATCCCGCGCACTTGCTTCTGATAGCAGCAATATTAGAAAGCCAGCGAACGGCGTCTGATTGCTTCATGTAGCCATCAATCAGCCAGTCAGTTTTAACAGATACATTTGCTCCGACAAAAGATGCAAGCTCCTGAATGCCGGATTCGATACGGTTGAAATCCGTATAGTTTAAAGCGCCCTTCATACCGGCAAGCCATTCCGATTGTTCAGCTTTTGTCCACGTGCCTGTTCTCGCCTTTGCTGTGATTTCTTTTACGTGGTTAACGTCCGATTGCGTTCGGTCTGTAATCCATTGGCCCATAAGCTACTCCTCTTCAATTCTTCCTTGATATCCAACCTTCAAATTCTGAGGGACGGTAAATGCCGGTCGGTAGCATTTGTAATTACCATCGCCAGAACCAATGCAGTCGAAGTAAGAAAATTCGTTTCGATTGTCTGAACCTTCGATGTGAATCTTGTCATAATACATCGAAACCACAATGGAACGATAATAGATATTTCCAACGGAAGAATCCATTCCCCACCATTCGAGGTGAGTAACAGGGGTTCTTGTCCATTGTTGATACGCGAACGTTGTGCCGCCGTGAGTATAGAACGGCCCTTTGGAAAGATCTTTTGCGGTAGGCAGAGTGCTCCCTTCTGCGTTGCATCCATACCCCCACATTTTATTAACGTAGTCACTGTTATCGTCAGGAAAATCATAATTTATTTCTTTCGCGGAAGGCAAAAACACACTGCGGGACAACGTAGACACAGCAGAAGGCTGATATTGTCCAGAATCATCCTTTTTAAACGCAGGAGTATAATAGAAGGTGGTTTCCCCAATTTTTTCTTGCATGAAAGCAGAAAGAGATTTTTTAAAGTTTCCATTCAATAAAGCATCAATAGTGCTTTTTGAGTATTCGGCGGGGGTTGTTTTTTTGCTATCCCACGCAAAATTCTCTAAGCCGTTACCAAAAATTGAATCTTTATGCACCAAAAGCGTTCTTCCGGTCCCGTTTAATTCAGGCTCATAATTATGCTTTGACACAAGGAAAGCAGTATAAACACCAGCGACGGAGATGTAAACAGTGTCGCCTTCTTTGAAGTTAGAAATTTCATCAGCAGTTGTAGTAGCGTTACAAGAAGCAGAAAGGCTTGCGACTGTAGCTGTGATCGTTGCATTTCCGCTGTGTAAATACGTGACGTTGCAGACAGATACGCCGCGTTCGTTTTTGATAACATTCAGCTCAACGATGCCAGCAGGAGATGCATTCCAAACAATAACAGGGGAGTCGGCAGATGCAGGGGTAAGCGTTGCAGTGAGCGTAATCGTGTCGGAAGGATGTAAGTAAATCTCAGAAGCGTCGATTTGTAACGAATCAACATCTTCAATCATATACCCGGTAACGGAGCCCTTGAAGCTGCCATTAAACGTGTAAGAAACGTCCGTAATCAACAAGTTGGAAGAATATCCAAACTGATGATTGAGCTTGACAAAATCAAGAGCATCGTTGTGCGGGCTTGCACGATAAGACAGGGTAGCTTTTCGACGATTGGAAAGGACTTTATAACTTTCAGTTAGAACGTTTTTTGGCTGGGAGACAATAGAAGAAGAGATGAGTGCATTGTTCACACTTTGCGTAACGCCATCGCCAGTAGCGCCGTTTGGATATAACGACGAAGCTCCATTTAGGGAGTAAGAGATGTTTTTTAACTTATTAGAAAAAGTGATTTCCGGATACTGATAATCATTGATTTCAGTGATTTCGTAAATGTCAGACTTGTTTTCAGGAAGGTACGGAACTCGGTCAATCCGAATCTCACCGCTTCTTGTCTGATACAAAGCCATACCGGCTGCGTTAGCAGAAAGCTGTAGCACATCAGCGTTTTTGTACGAAGAATTTCCGTTACTAAAATCAGTTGTATAATCCTTCAAAGACTCATTGATGTAATAGCTGATGCCAGAAACATCAAGAAGCTCCAAAGCGTCATAACACATTTCGTATAAAGTACCGCTTTTTCTTCCGGTGTATGGTGAATCGATTAAAAATGCCAAAGCATCACGAGCTTCAAAGGAAGCAGTAATACCATTAGAAGGAATACTCCAACTAGAAAGGTAAAACTTACCTCCGTTAATCCATTCAGTCTGCCCGTCCAAGTCCATACCATACTTTACAAAAACAGCTTGGCGTTCATACAGATACTTGTAGAGACCATCGGGGTTGATAGGATTCCATTTTTGGTCGCTGTTATCAATGGAAAAAGAAATCGAATCCTTAGAAAGCTGGCCGGAAATTGGGTCACGTTTTGATTTATGGGAATACGACAGAAGGTCTGTTTTGCTAAATCTCACACGCTGTCCGAATTCTACTTGCGAGATACGAGCTCTTCGGTTTGGAATACACCATTCAAGAACCTCAATAACAACCGAATCATAATTTAAAATTTCAAATTCAATTGAAGTTTCGATGGAATCGTTGTTGTCAATTTGCTTTTCCAAAAGAAGAGTGGTTCCTTTGTAAGCGGAGACTTTAAATGATTTTGCCCACTCATTTAAAATTTCAGACCAAACGATTGTCAGGCCCGGTATTTTTTCTTCGTGGATTTTACTAAAAGAAAATGTGATGGTTGGATGATTGGAACTTGATACGCATTCACCGCTTACATAGCCGCATTCTTGATACGGTTCGGAATCTGGAACGATACCAAAGCTTCCATCCAAAACCCAAAAATTAGTTTCGGTAGTCGCGTAATTTCCGGAAACGGAAGTGTCGAGATCGGTGATGGATGCCACGTTGCTAAACACGGTTTGTGAACCAGAACTTGCAATAGCGTCCGTTTGTGCCGCATCATCAGCTGCATGATAAGTAATCTGAATAAAAGTTTCGGGTACAAGCGTATTATTATATTGTGAAAGCCACTTATCGGACGGCTTTACAGACATATAGAATCACCACCTTTAGACCTCAACCAGGCTTAAAGAACAATCCGTCCAGCCCATCACATTTCCAGTGTTTGGGCCCCTTCGCCACATTCCGGCCGTTCGGTCGGAAACATACATCTGACGTGTGGAATAAGAAGCTGTTGCTTGATTGTAAAATCGTACCGTACAATAAAAGTTTGTAGTGAATGGGCCGATAACGGAAGCCCATTGCTTTGCGGTAAGGTATTTCCACTTGAGAGCCACTTTTGCAACATCGTGTCGAACCACAGAACCAACAACTTTGCCTTTCACATTGCGACCAGAATCAACGATGGTTGAAGTTGTTGCGCTATAAGAGGAAGGCTCCGGCAAATCTACGCCGTTCACCGATACAAGAGCTCGCATAATTCACCGTCCCTTCCTCAATAGCTATACACTTCCGTACCCATGATTTGCACGCCACGGTCAGCCTGCTGCTTTTCAACCGAAGCAGTAATCTGCTTTCCGTCAATGAACAGCCTGACTTCCTTACCGCCAGTAATTTCGTCACCATAGCGCTGGAAAATATCAAGAAACGCATTATAGCAGCCGTTGTAAACCGCGCCTTGCAGGTCGGAAGAACTTGTTGACCCGGATGATGTATTGCCATAGTACCCATTTGCAGAAGTGGTGGAACCTGTAGAAGCATCGTATTCTGGGGTTCCAACATAATCAGAGGAACTGTTAGAAGAATAACTTCCTCCAAGGCTGGATACGATTGCTGCAATTGCAGCTGCAATTGCGACACCACCGGCAATCATCAGAACACCAGTCGGGATGCCCAAGCCGGTAAGAACACCACCGATGGATTCAAGAATTCCCATGAACGCTCCGCCGATAGAGGAAATAACTTCTGCAACACTAGTGAGAATTTCGGGAAACTTACTAACAAGACCACCAAGTAGACCGTTACTGATAGAAAAGCCTGCATTTGTAAGTGGAACTTTTAAGCTGGAAAACCCATTGTAAATTTTTTGTCCAAGCTGAGATACGTTGTTTACAATAGTCCCAAAATTATTGGTAATGCCTTTCCAGATGTTTTTGCCAATTTGCAACGCAGAATCAAATAGCATTCCGGCTGCTTTCTTTAGAACGTCAGACAGTTGAGAGATCAAGTTTGATGCATACGTTTTTACCTCGGAACGATTTTGTTCTCCCATTGCTTGCCAAATAATAGCCGCCGCAGTTGTTCCGACCATTTTCAAATCCCCGCTCTGCACAGCATTCCAAAGATTCTGCACTGTGCCGAAGAAGTCATTCTGTAGACCGGAGTCAAGTTCCTGCCACTTGCTGTCCAGACCGTTAAAGAAGCCATCAACGAAATTCGTTGCGGTGGTCGTGCCATAGTCAATCATCTCGTTGCCCTTCTGCTGAACAACGTTTGCCAGATTGGTCATAGCCTGTTCAACGTAAGGAAGTGCAGCAGTGATGCCGTTTGCAAGACCTTGATCGATAAATTCACCAAAGCGTTCAAATAGAGCGGAGGGAGAGTGAATTTCAGTGTCGTTCGTAAACTTATCAATAATAGCTTTCGCAAGACCACCAGCAGTTTTCTTTGCATTCTCAATGCCTTTGTTGATACCATCAATCAAGCCCTGAACGATGTTTTTGCCATAGTCTAAAAATTTTGCGGGGAGATTTTTGATTGTATCAACCAAACTGTTCCAAGCCTTGTCCCAGTTTTCTTTGAATCCAGCCCACTTCTGGTTCCACCACTCACCAACGCCGACAAACCACTGCTTTAAGCCTGCGCTCGCTTGGTCAAGTGCTTGAATTGGATGTTGAACAAACCCAGGCAAACTTTCCCATGCAGTCTGAAAATTAGTGCTGAACCCTTGCCACTTTTCATTCCACCACTCGCCAACGCCGACAAACCAGTTTTTCAAGCTCTCGCTTGCCTTGTCGAGAGATTCTGTAATCTTGTCCCAATTTTGATAAATCGCAAGTCCAGCATCGGTCAGACCACCAACAATCAGACCAATTAGCGCACCGATACCTGTACCGATAGGGCCTCCAAGAGAGCCGATAATTGCACCAATTCCTGCGCCAGCCATCGTCGAACCAAGCGGAATCAAAATTCCGTTTAACGTGTTTAAGCCATTTTTGACAGCATCGTAAACGCCCGTTACAAACATAGGTATGCCAGTTACTACTCCGCCAACTGCTGCTCCAATAATCGCGCCAGCAGTAGAGCCGCCAGCCGCCTTAATGGCCGCTCCAACGGCAGTATTGCCAAAGCCGGTCACGATAAACTGAGCAATTCCTTTGCCGAGAATGGCTGCGCCTGTAGTTCCAATCAAAGCGCCAAGAACAATTTCAGCGAAATTTTTTCTATTTACGCCATTTTCAATCGCGTCTTTAATGCCTGTAATTTCAAGAACGACACCTACTGTAAAAACGCCAAGACCCAAAACGATGGATTTCAGTGCATTCATTTTGGAGATAGCGTCTACAATATCCGTAATAAGATTTGTGAGTTTCCAAGCGGCAAGAGCGGTTGCTACAGTCGCTATAAGAGGAAGCATAGCCTTGATTTTCTGCTTAATAGCATCAATCTGCTTTGCGAACTCTTCATTGTACTGCTTGAACATATCGTAGCCGGACAAGTCTACGTCACCCAAGATGTTGCCAGCAGATGCCCCGCTGCCAGAACCTGAACTTCCCTGTGTGGGGTCAATGATGTTCAATTCATCAAAGCCCATCGTGTAGTTCTTGAGAGCTTTGGCAGCTTTCTTGGTGGAGTCTGCCGTGTCATCCATTGCGTCACCGATGCCGCCAACGCTGTCAGCGCTCTTGGTGAAATCAGTGAACACGACCTTCACACCCATCAGCTTTGCCACCCACTGGACAAATTCTCGGATAAGTTGGACGGCAGCAATCAGCGGGGGAAGAATGGATTTCATAGCAGGGTAGAGCAGAGAGCCAACAGACTTTGCCAGCATATCCAGCTGCGCTTTCAGAATTTTAATCTGGTTCGCAGGGCTCTGGATGGTCTGTGCAAGGTTGCCCTGCACATTAGCAGTCTGCTTCATAATGGCAATGTAACGAAGAACCGCCTTATCTGCCTGAGACAGACTAGAAACCTGTTTGTTAAAGCCCAAAGCAAGAAGCTCCTGCTGTAACCGTGCCTGAGACAGGTCAACGCCCAAACGGCGGATAGGCTCAATCTCACCAGAAATCGCGGAGGACATTGCGGTAAAGGTCTCTGCAACGTCCTTGTTCCAATAGGAACCTTCGTCATAGGCAAGCTGGGTCAGATTCTTGGACAGAATGTATGCTTTGTCGCTGGTCAGGCCGAACGAAGTACCCAAGCTCTGGATAGTAGCCATGTAGGTCATCGCTTTGGTCGGGTCAACGCCAAGCAAGCCCTGCATCTTGCTAATGAGCGTATCAGCTTCGCCGCTCAGATTGCCCATAGCATTATGGAACAAGTCTGTCGCTTCATAGAAGTCGTTAAATTTCGCAACAGCGTTGCCAAGATACTCAGCAATGGCTTTCAACGAAACCAGCTTTGCCATGTTTCGCATAAAGCCGTTCATCTGATTGGACAAGCTGAGATAGCTCTTGCGCTGCTTTTCGTTGGCTGCGGTCACGCGGTTCGCCTGTGTGACCACCTTGCTCAACTGCGGAGGGAGCTTTGCAAAAGCGTTGCTAACCTTATCAAGCTGAGATGCAAGGGGAGTAAGGGCAGTAGAAATCTTCTGACAAGAGCTTGCAAAAGAATCAAGGTCAGTCGCTTTCAGCTTGTCGGTCAGGTCGGGAACCTTCCCAATCGCGTTGAAAGCACTGCCAAAAGCTTTAAGGTTCGATGCGTCCAGAATGGACAGCGGGGCCAGAGCGTTGGTGAGCTGAGTAATGCTGCCGGACATGGAGTAGAAGTCCACGCCGTCCAAGCCAGATACAGCCACAGGAATCTTCTTGATGGCATTCACGACCGTGTTAATGCTTTTCGTGCTTGCGGTCGTGTTGACATTGGAAATACCGTTCAGGAAGCTGGTGATTTTATCAAGCCCGGACATTCCCGCAGAAGCCTGTTTCAGCGTTGCAATAGAACTAGCCAGCTTATCAAGGCTATTCACGACCTTCGTGACGTTGCCCTTTGTTCGCAAATTAGAAATGGCAGTAGCGAGCTTGTCAATATTAAGCTCCGCACCCTGCGATTCCGCAGAAATCTCTACGGATAAGCTAGTAATATCAACATCAGCCATCACTACCACCATCCTTTTCCATCATGGAGAACATCATTCTCTTAATGCGCTCCTGTGCTTCAACTGCGCGTTGGTATTCATACTCTTCTTTCTCCTTTTGAGTAAGGGGAATCGGTCTGTCCATGTACTTGATGGGCTTAGACCCTTTCTTTCGGAACATATTGCCAACCGTAGAGGAAAGCGCAGATGCCATGTAAAAGCCGTTTCTCCACGCTTCGGCGTTGGTTCTGCGTTCTCGCAGCTCCTCTGCGTCACGGTAGACCTTCGCCAGCCAGACATCGCCGTGCCAGAACTGGTCGTATGTCATGCCGATGGAGATGTAATAGGCTTCTACATCATGGAACAGCTTGGAAAAGGAGAATTGCTCCCCCTCTCCGTCTGCTTCCTGAGATTGTGCGGTTACACAATCTCCCACGTTGCGTTTTTTGCGGTCTTGTCCTCAGTGTCAGTTGCCAGCAGGGACTTGGAAGCATCCATGAACATCTCAAGCAGAATGCCCATCAGGTCTTCCTTATCCTCAACGTGCTGGAACATCTCGTCAACGACCTTGCGCTTGATGCCCTTGTTCCGTGCGATGAAAGCACCGTAGAACAGGGCACGGGAGTTGGACAGCAGGTTGGTCATCTGGGTGTACTGGCCAATCTGAAAGCCTGCACGTTCGGTGGCTTCCACGCTGTCACGGGTGAAGGTCAGCTCGTAAGTGTTCTTGCCATCGGGGGAATGAAAGTTGATAACCTTAGCAGCCATAATAAATGCTCTCCTTTATAAATAGGGGCAGAACCAAATCCGTTGTTCAGTTCTGCCCGGTTTGATTGATTCGATTTTTGCGGTTTAGCCGCCAGTGACAGTCAGGGTCTCGCTGAACTCAGGCTTCTTGGTGAAGATGCAGTTGATGGTCATTTCCACAACCTCGTCCACGCCAAAGCCGGACAGACCGACCTGGTGCATACCCTGCCAAGTGAAGCCAGAGCCGTCCTGCATCTTCAGGGCGTAATACTTCACGGTGTTGCTCTCGGAAGTCTCGTCGTAGCCAGCTTCCTTGACCTTCTTGTAGTCAGTCTTGTTGTAGTTGGCAGTAAAGGACTTGGTGTCACTCTGGATAATGCCAAAGATGTTGACCTGCATAGGGTCAGACAGGGTGGTGGCATCCAGAAGGTTTGGCTCAGAGATCAGGTCGGGCACATCCTTAATGTCGCACAGCTTCGTCAGAGCGGTTGCGCTGTCGCCACAATACAGGGTGGTATTCAGACCGGAGATAGCAGTACTCATAGAATGTTTACCTCCTTAATTTCGGTAAATCATTCCGTCCTCCCTGATTGTTGCCCCGTAGCTGCACTCAATCCGGTAGACGGAATTGTTATACAGCCCATTCAATGGGGCAAACGATTTGCGATAAAATTTCATTGGTTCGAGAATAGAATCCACGGTTCCAACAATGGAACGTGCTTCTGCAATGCGTCCTGTTTCTTTATTGGAGTAGACACGCACACGAAGGGAAACGGCGGCGTACTTGCTGTGCCCGGCAGAATCAATGTGTACAGGAAGGTTACTGTTTTCCTCTATCTGCACACACGGAAACTTCTTGACATTGCTGTCGTTGATTTCACCAGTAACGAAAATGCCAGGAATCTGCTTTCGCAGTTCTTTGGCAACAGCCGTGAAGATAGAATTGAAATAATCGATCAACTACTCCAAACCTCCCTCCACGTTGCTTCAACCTGAGAAGCCATCTCCTCAACAGCCCCCCACATAGCCATAGCTGGTTCGTTACCATCGGTGTAATTCAACTGGCCCTTGCCATCCACCTGTTTAACAGGCGTACCGGCATTGCCGGGATCGCCGTAGTAGTACCAACGTCTGCCAGCGCCTTTTCCTTGACCGTAGGAACCGTGCGCTCCAACACCGGGTGGCAGATAACCGCCATATCCGTTGTGATGTATGCCGGTGCCAAACTCGATAAAGGCAACCGATTTGCCCTCTGCAACGATGGTACAAGTGTTTCCGTTCTGCTCAACATGGCAAGAGACATCGTTGCTACCGGCATATTCTGCATTTGCAAAGCGAACTTTCGCTACATCAAGCCCTTTGTCAGCCAACGCCTTTGCAAACTCTTGCGCCTTTTTGTTCAGGGTGGTCTTGTACTCCTGTATCTGACGTTCCGCATCACGAAGTCCGGCATCGCTCAACCTCACTTTAATTTTCACTTGCAGCCACCTCTTTCAGCGCATACAGCGTATCCGTGATATGCTCTGCGACCTTGACCACAATGTAGTTGAAGGGCTTTGAAATGTCCGTCTGAAACCAGACGTGCGTACCTTCGTAAAGCGGTGTGTTGTGCTTTTTGCTGGACGAACTGACAACGTAGCTGTAATCCGTGAATGCACCAAATGGGCTTGCTTCCGCAGAACCAGTAGGCGGACTGACGTTCAGCATCAGCTTTGCGGGTTCACTCCACGATTCGTATGCGGATTCGCCAGTTTCGTTTCCCCACTCGTCCACGACAGGAGATTTCTCTCCGATGGGGTTTGAATACCAAAGCGGGCGCTTGTCCAGTGGGCTTCCGTTAAACATCAGCCGATAACACCTACTCTCGGAACAACTTCATTCAGCAGGGACTGTGCCACATCGGAGCTTTCCCATACACGAGTGATACCGTTATTGGTATAGCTCGTCTGTCCGTTTGCACCGATGTGGTTGTACAGTTCCGCTGCAATGCGTATCTGCAACGACTGATACTGCGAGGGCAACTCGTCCGGTCTGTTACCGAAGGGGTAGCCCTGCGCAAATATCTTGTCTTTGGCAAAATCAAGCAGCAGGTCGAAGAGTGGGTAGTCCTCGTCCGTGACTTCACGGTCAAGTGCCGGGGCGATGTACTGCCCCAGCTTGACTGCCGCTTCGGAATACTGGTCTTTCATGCTGCTTTCCTCCTTTCGCCTTAGTAAGCCTTGATGCAGTACACAGCGTCCATGCGCTCAAAGGACGGCAGAACGATTTCAGAAGCGTAGACGTTGGCGTTGACCGGGTGAATGGTCAGCTCGGTGGTGATGGCAACGCCAGTGTTCACAATGGACACAGATGCGCCAGACTGACCGGACAGCAGGTCTGCTTCCTCAGGAGTAGTGCCGTACCAAGTGCTGCCCAGAGCACCGGACGGAGCAACCACCACCATGCCATCGGGCAGGTACTTTTCGCTTGCGCTGTACTGGTCAGCCTTGAACATCTTGTCGTACAGATGGATGGTCAGACCGGTTGCGGATTCGACAATCTGCCGTGCTTCGCTGTCCAGCAGAACGGCGTTTGCCTTTGCGGTGACGGTCATGAACCGGTTCTTCACCTCGTCCGCAGCAATCATGTTGCGGAAAGTGGCGGTGTTCATGTACACCTCAGTCACGACCTCGCCCACACTTGCCAGAACAGCATCCTTTGCGGCATTCAGGTCAGCAATGGGGGTGGCGGTGGTGACGTTCCACTTGGACTTTGCGGCAGAGACTTCCTTGTAGTTGGTAGACTTCCAAGTGCCGTCCGGGTCGTAGTTGTAGGTGTAGTTCACACCGTTTGCCTTAATGGTGATGCCGGGAACGCCATTGGCGGGAGCCAGCAGCTGCCAGATCATGCGCTCAGGCACGATGCGAGCACCAGTGATAAGCTGTGCGGTGTCATCGTACAGACGGTTCATCACGTCACGAGCGTAGGGGTCGTTGCTGTCCAGAACACGCAGGATTTCCTGACGGTCTTTCTCGCCCAGATGATAGCCCTCGCGGAAGAACGGCATCTCGGTCTCATCGAACTTGAAGCCCTCGCGGGTACGGAACGTAGCCTTTGCGTCAAATGCGCTGGGCATCAGGGAAACACCCACGCCCTTGTGACCGCGCAGCCACTTCAGGTCGAGACCAGCCTTCTTCTTGGCAGGAAACAGTGCGTCAGATGCAAAAGGCATCGCATTGGTGGGGTCATTCGTCCAATAGGCGGCAATCGCAGCCGGGGCAAAGACTTCCTTAAGATTCAGTGCCATGTTGTTTTACCTCCTATTAAGCGTTCACGCTGATGTTGTCACGGCAGAAGATGCCGGGAACGGCAGTCTTAAGAGCCTTGATTGCGTCAGCGTCAAAGGTGAAGCTGGAACTTGCTGCTGCCTTCTTGGTGTCGATAACACCGCGAATCAGCAGGGAGCCGTTCGGGTTCTCGTTCGGGTCAACGTCATACAACAGAATGCCATCGGCGTTGATGGTCTTTGCGCCAGTGTCGCCGGACACAGCAGCTTTCTTGCCAGCCAGCGTCATGGGATAGCCAGCCTTGACCGCAGCGGTTTCGGTCACGGTAAAGGGGATGGCGGTGTAGTCATTGGAAGCAAGGATGGTATCGTTGATTCCGTTGACCGTGTTTCGGGTAAACTTCATGTTTTCCTCCTTGTTAATGGAAAGCACTCATTGCGTCACTCGATGCCTTAGAAGTATTTGCGTTCTGCTGTGCAAGGCTCTTAGCAAATGCCACGCCCTCACTGTCAGAGCCGCCCTTGCCATCCGCACCCGGAGGTGTGGGCATATCCTTCAGCAGAGAAGCCTTGTATGCGGTGTCGTGGGCAGTCATAAACTCCGACTGGAACTTAAACACCTTGTCCATGTCACCGTCAGCCAGTGCAGATGCAGCCTTGTTGGCAAGTTCAGCGTCATAACCCTGTGCAACGAACTTCTCGCGGTAAGATGCAAGGGTCTTTTCCTTGACGAGGTTCTCCTTGTCGGCAGTCAGGGCTTCAATCTGTTTCTGCATCTCTGCCAGCTTGTCAGCCTGTTCCTGTGCGGCATTCTCGTCATCGGTGCGCTTTGCCTTGAGCTGCTTCTTGTACTCGGCAGCTTCACCATTGGCTTTCGTCACGGCGTTACGCAGCTTCTCAACTTCTGCACTAGGGTCTGCAACCTTTTCAAGCGCAGAGATGATTTCATCGGCGGTCATGCCCTCTTTGTAGGCATCACCAAGCAACACACTGAGTTTCATATCGTTAATTTCCTCCTGCGTTTTTTTACCGTTGCTTCCCTGCAACGCTGCGAAATTTGTATCCCGGCTTCCCTGCCGGAATATATCAGCCCGAAAATTCGGGGTGATTCTTTATTCCTTTGGATAAATTCTTTTGTACGGCTCAATGCCGCTATCCAAAATAGATTTTTCTCGCGCCGAATTTCGGTCAGGGTGTGTCCATTTGAATTTTCCACATTTCGTGCAGATATACTCGCACTCCATTTCTCGTGGTTCGTTTCCGTTGATGCCGTGCGTCCAATGCCAACGAGAAAGCGTATAGTCATGTTTGCAAAACAGCTGTTTCCAAAAATCACGCATTATCTTTTTCTCCATCTGCATTGTTTGGCTGTTTATCAACCATGTTCTCAACGTTTGTGTCGTGAGCATCCTGTTTAGGCTGTTCCTGCGGCTTCGGTGCCTTCCCATCCTCGCCAAGCTTGCCAGCGGCAATCAGGAAAGGCTTGCTCATTTCGTAAGCAGCCTGCGGGTCAGGGAACAGACCAGGCGTAGTGAATGCCAACTGCGGGTCAATTGGCTGCTGAATCATCTGTGCAAAAATCTGAACCTTGCTCTGCTGGTTGTCGTACTGACGGCGTGGCAGTTTGATGTTGATGTCACTTGCCATCAGCTTAGAACCAGCCGTGTCACGCAAAATTTTGAGCATCACAGACAAGCTCTGGCGTTCAGCGTACTTGAACATATTCTCGTACTGCTGCGCTCTTGCTTCGGTGTGATTCCAACCATTGCGGACGATAACCGCACCCACGTTGTCGGACGTTGCGTTCTCGCTGCCAGTGGCACTAGGCATAGCAGTCAGACTGCGGTACACGTTCAACATGGAATCAAGCAAAGTCTGGCTCTGCTGCTGGTCAAGCTCGTTTGCAATCTGGGAAACAGAAGCGGGCAGACTAGAAGTGGATTTCAGACACATTGCACCCAATTCCTTGACCTGCTTTAGGGCATTTTCGTCCACAAGGCAGTTGGTAAACACCATGATGGACTGAATGAACTGTGCCACACCGTCCAAACGGTTGCTTTCAAGGTCGTTGATGGCATCCAGTACGGGAATGGCCGGTTCAAACAAACCCATACGCTCCGGGTTCAGCTTGTATTCGACCATCGGCAGCATTCCGAGAGAATGGTTCTCCGATTTCGTAACCTTGCCGTTGTCGATTTCAAAGTACTGGTTCGGCGTGTACACGCAAATCAGGTCGTTCAAGTCGTTCTGATAATTGCGTGGGATGTGCAACACGTTGGCAATGGGCTTGTGTCCGATGCCGGAGTTGTAAATCACATACGCCATATCCGGGTCGGGAACATCCACCAGCAGGGGCGTTTCGTCCGGGTAGTTGCCGTTGTACCCCTTGTCAGGAAGAACAATGCGGTATCCCTGTCCGCACTCCAACATCCACTGCCAGAGCCGCCGATCAAGTGCATCCTTGCCCTCATACTGCAAGGCATTGGACAGGCGGGCGATTTCCTCACCATCACCTGTTGCCGTTTCAGACCGCACATAAGAGCAAGGAGTGCCGCTCATATAACCTGTGTAGAAGCCAACGCACTCGTTAGCATGGTTCTCCACAATGCGGTTGGTGATTTCGGCGTGGTACTCCTTCGTGCGTTCGAGGACAGGCTGGCTACCCAAGTAGTAGTTGTGCAGAAAGCGGATCTCGTTCTTGTTCAGCAGATGAATAGGCTCTGCCTTGCCCATGACCACTTTCAGCACGTTTGCCCGATTGATTTCCGTTTCCGGCGTTTCAATCGGTCTGCGTCCGGTTAGCGGCTCATTCAAAAAGCCACCAACGACCATCTGATACTCAGCCATGCGTTCCTCCTTTCGGGCAAAATAAAAAGCGCAGCAAGGCAAACCTGTTAAGGTCTATCTCACTGCGCCAAAAGTGCGCCTTAAACTTATTTTTGATACATGAAAATCGATTTAGGCTTCCACTGAGAAATTCTTTCAGATATATCTTTTACGTGAATATATCCCAAAGAACGCATTTTATTTTTGCTGTTTTCCCCAGCAGTTAAAATTGATGCAAGAGCCAAATCCCCGTGTCCACAACAAGAATTTATTGTATTAACTCCCTTTAATTTCAAACTCAATAATTCATCTTCAAGACACAAATCGCAGCAAAACCCATATCGAGTTTTTACGCAACATTTATATTCTCCAATTTTTGAACTACTACAAAACTTTTTTGCGTTTTCTAAATCAAGAGAATTAATCTTGCCGCTTTCAAAAAGAGCAATTATATTTTCTTCTAACACACACATAACGTTGTCCTTTTTACCTTTCAGGAGAATGAATTATTTTAACCCACCCTTCTTTTGTGTCTCCTTCGATAATGCCCTTGCATCTGTCACACTTGAAATGGTATCGTCCGTCCACTTCGCCAAGATAGCGGTTGCAGCGGACATTCTTATAGATTGGGTTTTGCCGGATACAAGGACAACAGATTCTAACTAGCATGAGCGCTCCTTTCGTTGGATTCCTGGAAACAGGCTGTTGAGCACAGACCTGTCAGAAGCTACTGGGAAACTGTTCGCACTTCCAGCCGTGCTATTCTTCCCCCGAAGAAAACCATTGCAGCCTTTACATTCAGTTGTCGGACAGACGTAAACGGGTAAGCTGCAATTTTGGTGCTGCATAATGGATTTGAACCAATGTATGTCCGGTTATGAGCCGGATGCTCTAGCCTGACTGAGCTAATGCAACATAGAAACCCGGCTTGATTGGTTAACCGCTGCTCTTTGCAATGTCATGCCTAACCATTGCATCGAGAGCCGGGAATAGCGGTGGAGGTTTTGGAGAATAAGTCCATGCAAAGCTAGGTAGTTGGTTGTGCTGCGTAACGGAATCGAACCGTTGCTTGCCAGCCGTGGGGAAACAGGCTGGCATTCCCCTAACAATTGGAAACGCAACATATAAAGCCCGGTGAAGGCGAAAGAGTGAAAAAACCTCCACCGGTGAAAGGAGGAATATTCTCGTTGACACGCACGCAAGTAAAAATGACAAAACCTTGCTGCGCCGGGCTATTCCTTAGAGGAAGCTGCAAAACTTCCTGTGTACATTATAAGCCCTATCAAGTAGTGAAATCAAATAAATAGACCCAGAGAACACAATATATTGTGTTTTTAATCAAAAAGGCCTCTTGACAGGCTCAATTTTACTGATTCCGTTGTACAATTCATCGGCAAGCTGTGCCAGACTGTCCGGTGCATCATCGTGCGGAACTTTGCCAAGCTGCGTGAACATCGTCACCTGTTCCATGAACGCCTTGTACTCTTTCGACTGGTGCTTCTCGTCAAGGAAATAGAACCGTTTGATGTCCGGCGCATACTGAATAATTCTGGACAGCTTGCTTTGACCGTTTGGCGCACGCTGACTACGGACAGAACAATGATAGCCCTGTTGCCGGAGCTGACTATCTACCACATCACAGTATTCATCGCCGCCGTTGTTGGCTTCGCCACGCACCACATTGATTTTATGCTGGATGATTTTACCCACGACTTCCGGTCTGGTCACTGTCTTGTCACCGTTATTGAACACAAGGTCAGGGATAAACACAGCATCGCCGTACACATAGGCAATAGGACAGGCAGTAAAGTCACCGCCGCCCCATGCAATATCCATGACCATGAGCTTCCGATCAGGCTCACCGTCAGGCAGAACGCCGTTGAAATACCGCAGTTCATCGGCAGGGAAGAGTAGACCTTCGCGCACATAGGGCTTGCCCATGTACTTTGCCCACCATGTTGCATCATCAATGCTAGCTTTCATATCGGCATAGTAAGCATCGTCAAATCCCACACCGTAATCGTAGTTGAAGTTGCTATGTCCGTTCTCGTCCACCGCAGGAATCACACGGAATCTATACTTCGGGTTGTCTGCATACTGGTTCTGGATGCGTCCCAGAGGGTCAAGCACGTTCCAGCGTGTGCCGACCATCAGCTCCAATGCGCCTTGCTTTTTACGGTCTTTCAACTGGTTCAGATAGGCATCGTACTTGTTGTTCAGACGCTCAACATTCAGGCTTTCCTCCAAGTCTTCAATCAAGTCATCGCTGTACAGAACGCCGCCATCGCCAATTTCAACAGCACCAGTTAGCGTACCGCCGATGGAACGACAGGTCAGGGTGGGGAAACGCTTCTTTCGGTTCAGATCAACGCTTTCGTCCTTTGCGCTTTTGTCCACAAGCTGAACGTCAGGGAAGATTTTGCCCCAGTTGTAGGTCACCGGGTCAGTGATGATGGACAGCACTTCGCCGTAGAAGCCGTTGGTCAGCTTGTCGGAATGCCCGCTCATAACCGATGCAACGTCAGGACGGTTACCCATTAGCCATGTGATGAAAAAAATACATAGCGTCGATTTTCCGACGCGAGCAGGTAAGCTAACTCCCAAGAAGTCAATCCGCTTATAAAACAAGTCCTCAAGGTCATCTGCCAGCACTTTTAGAACCCTGCGTCTCGGCTGGTAGAACTTCTTCTCTGGTGCACGATTCCATTCAAGGTAGATGCAATAGCTGTCGAACACGTCCTTTGCTTCAAATAGGTACGTCCGACCGATAATGTCATAAACCTTCGCCACGTCCTCGCCTGTTTTCATTTTACTCATCATGGCTGCACAGACAGAGCGCAGCTCACCGGAGTATTTGTAGGCATTGAACCGTTTGTCTTGTGGCAGAGCATCTCTCAGATTCACCACCGCCTGAAACCAGTCCTCGTAGACCTGTGCTTCGGTCGGATTCTGCTTTGCATACGCTTTGATGCTGTCGATAATGGCGATACACTGCTTTGGCTGCATAAAAAATAGGCACCCCCTACCTGAAAATGTAAAGAGTGCCTACAACTGCACAAAAATCAAATATTCGGTTTTATTCTCCAGCTTTGAAATTGTAAATCGGCTTAATATGCTTTACAATATCAACAGTTGGAGAGATTGCGTTGATAATTTCCTGCGCTGGCTTATATGCCATCGGGCATTCGTCCAACGTAGATTCATCTGCTGACGTAGTGTAAATTCCGTTCATCTGCTTTTGATATTCTTCAACGCTAAATGCTTTTTTAGCCGCTGTTCTGCTATATAGTCTGCCAGCACCATGCGGAGCAGAGAAATTCCAATCAGGATTGCCCTTACCAACACAGATAAGGCTTCCGTCTCTCATATTAAGAGGGATAATCAGCTTCTCGCCCTCTCTAGCGGATACAGAACCTTTTCGGATAATATCATCCGATTCATCAATATAATTATGAACGGTTTCAAAGAAGGACGCATGGGTCAGCATGGAGTTGATTCCAACGCCATCTAAAATAGTGTGCATAATTCTTGCTCTGTTCATCCTCGCAAAAGCCTGACAAATCCGCATATCATTAAGGTAAGAATCGCGTTCTTCACCTTCGAGATAGCAAAGCTCATTCGGAATATCTGGAAACTGAACATCCAATTCTTTGATTTTTTGCGAGATTTCTTGTTCACGACCCCGCGCTTTCAGTTCCGCAATCACACGTTCCGTAGCTTCTTTTCTTTTGTTCTTTCCTTTAAGATTTGAAATGGCTACTCTTTGATGGTACTCGGCAACCTGCTTGCCAAGATTTCGGCTTCCCGTATGGATAACAAGATACTGGTTCCCCTCTTCGTCCTCGTCCAACTCAATAAAATGGTTGCCGCCACCCAAAGTTCCCATGCTGCGAAGAATCCAGTCAACATTATGTAGACTATCTTTGCAGTCAAGCTGGATAAGGAAAGAATCCGACATTTTCTGCGATTCGTGAACATTCATTCCAGCCGGGACACGTTCTCTGATTACTTTATCTAACTTTTTCAGATCGATGTGTTCAATTCCAAGTTCAGCGACAAGCATCCCGCAACCAATGTCCACGCCCACAATATTCGGAATGACTTTCTTGCCCAAGTTTGCCGTAAATCCAATTACGCACCCGGAACCAGCATGAACGTCTGGCATAATTCGAATTTTGCAGCCATCAACAAAGCTCTGATTGCAAAGCGTCAAAATCTGCTCAGACGCTTTGTCTTCAATATTGTCCGTGAACACCTTTGCGGACGCATATTTTCCGTCAATCGTTTTCAATGTATTCTCCTTTCTCATTCGGTTTTATTCTAGGTTGCGAACAATGTCACCTGTTCTGTTCAGCAATCCGATACCATGTCTGGCGGGTCACGCCAAGCTGCTTTGCAGCATCCGTTACCGTAAGAATGCGCTTCTCCACCTGCTCGTGGAGAATATCAAAGAGATTGCGGTCATACTCGGTGGGCTTGCGGCCTTCCCTGTAATCGGGGCGCTGGCTGGCAATCTTCTTGCCCTCTCTGGTGCGCTCAACAATCATATCACGCTCAAACTGGGCAAACACAAGGAACATACCTCTCATAGCCCTACTAGCAGGGGTGTTGTCCATCACGCCAAGATTCAGCACGTTCACCCGGATTCCTTTTTCAATCCATGAATCAATCAGTTCATACCCACCGACAAGGCTTCTGGCAACACGATCTAGCTTTGTCACAACGATTGTATCGCCGCTCTGGACTTCAGCTTCCAGCTTGTCCAGTTCCTTGCGTTCCATTTTAGTGCCGGTATAGACCTCTTTGAAAATCTTAGTTGCACCAGCGGCCTTGAGAGCTTCTTCCTGCGATTCAAGGCTGTTGCCGTCAATCGCTTGGCCAGCGGAACTGACACGAGCGTAACCGTAGATCATTCAGATTCACCGTCCTTTTCCTCTACTACTTCATAGCAGCCAGCACGAGTGAGTTTCCCATTCGCAGGTTCTACAACTAGTCTGTACCCGAAAACTTCAAGAATTTGAACCATTGTGGATAATTTCATATCATCAGCGAGGACACGAGAAGATGCGCTGGAAATGGTTTTGTAGTCAAGCTTTTCCCGGAGATATTCGTATGTTTTATGCTGATTCTTCATTATGTCACGAAGAATTTTGCTTGAGTTTACCTTGTTATTCGTTGCAGCCATTTTTCGTTCCTCTCTTTCTTTAATGCTAGTATACGCTTTCTAGCGTAAATTGTCAAGAGAAAAATAAAAAATAAGCTATCAGCACCCACCTACCAAAGTTTAGCTGATAGCTTATCCGTTACAAAAGAAGGCGCTGCAAGCAGCCTTTCCTTCGGAATCCATTATATCAAAAATTGTAGATCTCTGCAAGCATTCGTAGAATCGTATAGCAGAAAAGAAAAGCCAGTGGTTAGAGAACATCTAGCCGCTGGCTTTTTTGTTTAGATTAACCCGCCGCGAACGAAGCGGAAAGCATAAATTCAAGGTAAGCGAAAATAATAAGCATGACAACTATAAGCGCAACTTTGCCAGCACTTATATATTTTCTGTTTTTGCCGCCACATTCAGGGCAGGTCTTAGCCGTTTTAGAAATCATGTGACCGCAGTGTTCGCAAGGAATCAAATCGCTCTTAGGCGTTTTGTTTTCCATTATGTTCTCCTTATTCATCCACAAGGTCTGCGTACTTGACTTCTATGCGGGGCAGTTCATCGGTAGTGCTGGTCAACGCTCTGGTGATTTTTTCAAGCCCGGTGAACTCACCATAGACGGTGATAATATCATCTTCCAGAATCTTCACAGCATCGTCACCACGCTTATCCAGCATATAATACTCGTCATCGGCATAGAATCCATATCCGCTGTTGTCCGTGTAGGTTCTCCATGCTTTTTCGCTGCCAGAGAAGTTTGCGTCAATAATCTGCGAGACCTTTACCTTGACTGCGATCTTAGTACCTTCATACTTTTCAGGATAACGGCACAATTCCTTATAGTCCACAGACTGGCACTCTACCTTGTAATCTTCCTCGCTGATTTCAGGCACAACAGATGCAACGGAAGAAGCGGTGGATGCACTCGCCTTGTTAGACGTAGCGTCATTGTAGCCCTCTTCAAAGCCCTTCTTGCCGCTATCGCTAGAGCCACCAATAGCAGACAAGACAATCAAAACAATGATAGCAATGAACCACCAGCGCTTGTAGATGGGCGGCTTATTCTTACCGCCACACTGAGGACAGACTTTTGCGCTTGCGGCAATCTCTGCGCCACAGTGCTTGCACGTTGTCATTTTACTTTTAGCCATTGTAGATTCCTCCCTTTCAAGGCTTGTAAGGCAAGTATAGCACAGAACACAGACCCTTTGTAGGGGTCTTTTTATTTTTACGCGGAATTTTTGAGATTGACAATGGGGGTGGGGGTGATTTTTTGAGCCTTTTTTATTTTTTCGGTGGTCGAAAGACTGACCGGGCGGGGATGGGCGGCGGCTGTATACCCCGCCGGTGGAGGCCCCAGCCCCAGCGCACCCGGAACGGCTGCACACGACAGGCAAGACACACACGCCCGGACGCTGGACACGCTGCACCGGTCTGCACTTGATACCAGACAGGCCGCGCGGGGCGATCGGGACGGCGGCGGGTGCTGGGCTGCTTGCGCAGTGCGTCCGAAACTGTGCAAAAGCGGACAATCCAAAACTTAAAAAATAAATACGCAAAAAAGCGTAAATACCTATTGACATTTACGCAAGAAAGCGTATAATATAATCAGACGCAAGAAAGCGTAACACCTACCAAATACCGTTACAAAACAGGAGGACAAAAAACCATGGAAAAGACCATCGATTATACCGCACTTGCTGATACCATTCGCGCCGAACTTAACGCCCGCCACGATCGTAGCGCATGGGATAAAGCCGTTACGCTGTACGCCCTTGACCTGCTGGAGGATGTCCAGTGGTACGCCAACGACGCGGAGCGCTTGCCCCTTGACGGTGCAGAGCTTGAGCGGTGGGCGCTCAACGGTGCAAGCTGCTGGGAGCAGTACAGCAACGGCGGCTGCTCCATCTGCTATAATGCTGATATTGCTGCCCGCGTCTGCACCCCGTCCGAACTCAAGCGCACCGACGGCGGCATGAACGCCCCCAACAGCCGGGAAACGTGGCTTGACGTGCAAGCCCGCGCACTGTATCAGGCTTGCAACCGTATCCGCACCATCTGCCGCACCAGCGGCTTGTATTGCAAGGGGGTGCAGTAAAATGATCACTTTGGACTTTACCCAGTGGGCCGCCCTCTGGTACGTGGGCGGCATGATCTCCGGCGCACTCGTTATGATTGCATTTCTCAACAGCTAATAAGGGAGGGCTAAAAATGACAGACTTAGAGCAAAAATGCAACGAGTATCGCGAATATAAGCGGCTGGCAGAGCAAGCGGAGCAGATGCGGGACAGCCTGCGAGATGAAATCATTGCCATGATGCAGGGAGCGCCTGAAGTTGTCGCAGGTGCTTACAAGGTAATGTATAAGGACGTGCAGAGCGTCCGGCTTGATCGCAAGCTTTTACAGGCAGCGCACCCGGATGTATACGCAGAATGTAGCAGCAAAACCAGCTACAAGCGTTTTAGCGTGGTATGAGGGAGGTTATAACATGATTATGCAAATTCGTTTTGCAAGCATCAGCCTGCCTTATACGTCCCGTAACAACACGGTGTCGCATATTTTGCAAGAGTATAGGCAAATAGAGCCAAATCTTGCACATGATGCCGTTGTAACGTTCACGGCTGCCAATGGCTGCACAGTCAGACAAGACGCGGTGCGCAACTGGTATGTTTACACGGACAACGCCCACGCTCCCAAAAAATACAGCTATCTTGCATCTGCGCTCAAATGTGCAGCCGTTGGGGGGTGCAAGCTGTGATTCTATCCTGCGTTCTGTTTTTTTTCTGGTTTTTCTCTGCGTTGTTCAAAGCGTCCAAATAAGAAGCATTTCACCCGGTCAGCAATGGCCGGGCTTTTCTTTTGCCTTGCATCTGCTGAGGGTGCAGGGCTTTTATTTTGCCCTGCAACATATCAGCCCCATACAAGCGTTTACAGTAACTTTTTGCCATCCATGCAATTTATACAGCCAAAACGCCAAAACTGTTTACAGAGCTTTACAGTGGCGTTTCCGTTAATTTGACCCATTCCAGCGCACACAATACAGCAGCCGCCCAAACCGACTATACACCACCTGCGCCACGCTGGAGGACATGCCGTCAAGTGTAGTACCCGCGCTAATAGCAGATACCACCGCCATGCCGGACGCTATGCAGGTCAGCGCAGCCGCCCTATTATAATAAGGTATATATAAGGGTGCAGCGGTGCGCCCCTGTTATGGATCCATGCCAGACAGTGCAGCATAGCGCAGACCATGCCAGCCCGGCGGGGTCTCGATGCTTCTCACGCCCGGCGGCTTGCGGTCTGGCACTGGGTCAACGGTCAGAGCGCACAAGGCCAGCTTGGCACCCTCCACCCGGCGGGGCAGTCCAGCAGCAGGGACAGGGCGGGCGGCGCGGAACCACTGGCGGCTTGTCGCCGCTTCTCTTTTCGGGCTTTCGCCCGATAGCCAATAGAGGTCAGCAATAGTCGTAGCATTCCGGCTGGAATAGTCGTAGCCAATAGTCGTAGTTTCCCCAATAAAATAGTCGTAAAGCCGTCAGACGACCACTGTTCGAAAGTACTATATATAGTATAGTAACGAGTTAATCGCTGATAGTTGTAGAGCAATAGTCGTAACGTTTTCTTGCGAATCATCGTCAAGTAGTCGTGTATTTTTTGTGTGAAATAGTCGTTCGCCTTTTAGGAAAAGAGAGATGCGATAGTCGCTAAGTCATCAGACTGCATAAAATTCATGATTCATTACATATATTCACCAATTTATTCACTCGCCAGCCATACCAAATTCTTATGTCAACCGTACTTATTATAATATACGCACCATATCCTAGTAACTATATAGGGATTATTCTGATAGAATAGTCGTATCATCCGATTCGGTCTGTTCCTGCTCGATTTAATTCCCAGTAACGTACTATAGTATCTTAATCAATTCATAGCGTTCTACTAGGAATAGTCAATGCAACATTTTTACATATCCAACCGACTACAAAATGAAGTCAATTCTCCATGTGAAATAGTCGTAGACTATCCACCAGCCCGAACTTCACGCCAGTTCTTGCCTACGGTCTGCTCTGCTGGCTAACGGTGTAGCTTTGGAGATAGAGGGTTGTAGGGGGAAAGAACCTTTGCAAAATATTTGGTTGTTTTTCACGGTTGTCGCAGTTGTCGCACCATTTTGGCGTGGGGGCCTCAAACAATTTATTTGTTTGAGGGGGGAGTTAGGGGGATTATAGGGGGTAATAGGGGTTGTAGGGGAAAGAGGGGGAAGAAAGGGGGGAAGATTGGTATACCATGATACCAACGCATACCATTCGTATCAACTGGTACGATTCGTATCGCTTGGTATGCAATAATCGCATCCATCTCGTCTCATGCACTCTGCTTTGGTCTAATTCTCCCGTCGATCGAGACGGATTCTGCTCAAAATCAGACCTTGCCGTTTTCTCTCGATAAATAACAGACGAAAAAAGCACGGAATAGTCGCAGAGGGTAGTTTTACCACCTGACACCATTCCATGCTTTCTGATACAGTAGTTTTGTAGTTGTACGAGCTAAGATTAGATATTCTTGGCTTCTCTTGCCTTACGCAGACGTTCTGCAAGTGCTGCACGCTGTTCTTCGCTGATCTCACGAGTGACAGGCGACCGGAACTTCACAAGACGTTTCGGCATCGAATAGGTCTTGGATTCCTTGCACCGCTTGGCAGACAGCTCCGCCATAAACTTGTATGTGTCGGGGAACTGCTCACAGAGCTTGTCCAGCTTGCGAATGTAAACCGGGTCAGCCGTGTAGACTTCTGCGGTATCTTCCGCTGCGTTGAAATTGATGATAGTTTCACGTTCGATGTTAGTAAGTGCCATAGTTGTTTTCTCCTTTGCGTTATTTTTGGTTGATTTTCTTTTTTGGGCAAGTTTCCGGCAAATAGTCCATGCAAGCTCGGCATGAAATGGTCTTTCGACAGATCATTCGTTCTGCTCGTTGTTTTTCTTCTTGTTCGTGTCTTTGGAACTCTCGCTTGTATTCTTCTTCGTGCCGTCTATGCGCATTGGCGATGATGATAGCATGGACAGCAGCCATGTTTGGAACCATAGCCTTTTCCTCCTGTATTTTATGTAGTGAAAAATATTTATAGGGTTCAGACGGTAACTTTATCGCCTAGACCCTGTTATCTGTTTTTCTTGTCTATTTTACTGTGACGATACGAGCGCAGAAGCGATGTTACATCCACACGCATTCTTTGAACTGCTGGGTCTCCATCTGAAACGTGATGTCCAGTGACCCCACGTTGCCCTCTTTGTTCTTCTCAAGTGCAAAGTGATAATGCTCTTCTGGTCTCTTTTGCGTTTTTACTTTCTGCGCCAGCAGGATGATTGCATCTGCGTCCTGTTCGATTTGCCCGGATTCTCGCAAGTCTGCGGCAGTCGGTGGGATACCCGCTCTCGCGGTTTCTCGATTGAGCTGTGCAAGTGCTACCACAAGCGTTCCTGTAGACTGTGCAAACTCATGCAGTGCCATGCTGATTTCTGTGACGGCACTGTATCGGTCTTTCGCTCCGGCTTGATGGATAAGTTGCAAATAGTCGATGAAAACCACTTTGGCCTGCATCCTGATGGACTGCGTTCTAATCCATCCCACGCCCTTACCGGCAGCGGAGCGGACGTACAGCGGATATTTCTTGATAGTTGCCAGTCGGTCAAGCTCGTTAATGCTGACGGTCTTATTTTTGACCGTGTGAAGCGGTACGCCTAGCTGGTTTGCGATGATACGAGCGTAGAGGGTATCAGGGTCGGTCTCTAGGCTGAAATACGCCACCTTGCGTTCGTTCTTGGCTATTTCGCAGGCAAGTTGCAGTGACAGAGCAGTCTTACCGGCAGATGGCCTTCCGCCGATCACAACAAAGTTTCCCGGCACAAGGTGCAAATTGTTGTCCAGCACTTTAAGCCCTGTGCTGATATACTCCGGCTTATCGTCCAGCTTGCGGATGTAATTGTCTATGCCATCGCACATCGTAATGAAATCGCTTCTCTCGTTGTGCAGGTTGATGGCTTCGCCTAGCTGCTCATAGATGCCTGGCAGGTCTGCGTATCTAGTCGAGCCATCAACGATTTTGAACGCAATCTCTCTGGCTCTTGACAATGCTGCCTGTTCTTTGACGATTCTAGCCCACCCAAGCATCATGTCATGGGTGACGTTGCGGATGAACTCTGCACCGAACGCATCTAGGCATTCACCCATTGCTTTCTTGCAGTTATTGTACCGCCCCATGACTTCTACCGGATTCCACTTGTCGTTGTGTTCCCAATAACCACGAATGGCAGCGAATGTATCACGCAGTTCTGGGCAAAAATCGTCGATTTTAAGGTCTTGTAGCACATCGGCGTATTCCGAGAACGTGAGGACTGCCCCCAGCAGGATGTATTGGGTCTGATTTTCAATATTCACCGCAGAAAGTCTCCCTCGTCAGGCAATTCAGTCATTGTTTGCTGATAGCCACCGTTCCAGTCCTTCACGTTACGCATCCAGTTCCGTGCAGCAGCTTTCCAGTCCTTCATGGGCGACTTGCCGACCTTCCAACCATTTGCCGTGAAGTGGTCAACAAACCGCTCTGCTTCTGATTCCATGTAGCCCTTCTCGGAAAAGTATTCTCTGGCTTGCTCGATAGTCGGTGCCTTGAAGCGTTTGACTTCGTTGGTATTTTTCTTTTCACATTTTTCTTTTTTATCAGATTCAGATACAGAATCAGATACAGATAAGGCATCGTTTGCATTCATTTGCATATTTTGCATGCCAGCGTATGCGTTTGCATCATTAGTATGCGTTTGTATACATTTGCATTTTTCATCGTTCCAACGCTTATTTGCACTCAGTCTGTTTTTCTCGATTCGCTCCTGTCTTTTCTGTGCATTCATATCATCAAACGCCTTTACGACTTTCCAGAGCATCCGCATAGCACGGTCGTTGCCGTATGCTGGCTCAAGTCCGGTCTCAACGTATTTTGCATAGTTGCGGATGAATACTCCAAATTCCTCGTCTGCCAGCTCGTCCATCGCATGAACATGTTCTAACAGAAGAATCATTGATGTTCTCGGCTTGTGTTCCTGCTCCATATTCAATCCTCTTTGTAGCGTTTGTTCCATGCTTGGATAAGGTCAGCTTTAATTTTTTCTTTATCTTTTTCGGAGCAATCAAACCAATACTCCCCACTTTCCATAAAAACACGGCAAGTGCATTTGTTTTCTCCGTTCGCTCTCGTAATAAACATCCACTTCTTTACATCAGTCCCTGTCTCTGCAATAGCCACTTTCCCGCCGCAGAACGGGCATCTTTTGAGTTCTTCCATTTTTTACCCTTTCTTCAAGCCAAGACGGACTTCCTTGTCCGCACAAATTTTCAGAAAATCATCTTTGGATTTCTCCTTGATTTCATCCTGAATCATGCCGAGCGCAAGCTCATGTGTCAATACAGGTCTGCCTAGCAGCTTTTCAATGTACCTGTGGACTTCATTGAAGCCACACATCAAATATCCAGTGTAAGCGGACACCACAATTTTTTCGTCAAGCGTCATTTCTTGAATCCCTCTCTCGTTCTCATAATTCGTTTAAAAACTTCATGTAGCTTTGCACCTTTACGATATACAGGTCGATTGTGCTTCTGCTTGATGTAACCGCACTGCGTTTCGGACTGTCTGAGAGCATTTGCAAAATGTTCAGCTGATGCAGCACATCGGTTCATTGCTTCTGTTAACGCTTCAAATCCATCCATATTTAGTCCTCCGTAGGCGGTTCAGGCATAGGCATCCAATGTGTAACATTTTTGAATGGGATGCACTCTCTTGCTTCACACCAATCACCGTCTGAATCAAAATAGGCTACCCAGTCACCAGCTTTTTTGTCGTGAACCAGAACATAATCGCTGGCAAAATCGTTTTTCGAACATCGGGCAATCTATCCTTGACACTAATCCAATTGTTCATGCTCATCACCTCATACCATCGGAAACGCCATCCAATGCGTCACCGTTACATCTTTCGGCAGTCTCTCGCCTATTTCGTCCCAAAACTGACCGTCTGCGTAACAGCCAAGAAAATACGCTGTCGGCGAGAATCCTTGCAACATTTTTCCATTACAATCACGCCACGTTGTCTTAGTAGCAAGCAACAAAGGCTGCGTCCGCTCTCGTGGCGGTTCGCTTGCTGGATGCCAAAGTGTGTTAGCCATTATCCGATACCCCGATTACGGATTGTAGGTGAGAACAAAGTTTTGTAACTGCTGCGGCAAGATGTTGATTTCGTAATGATACTTGTCCACGTCAGAACCGCTCAAATCCTCCACAATGTACATTGTGTACTCGTTAAGATAAACGTAATGCTTTTTGTATGTGCCATCGGGCAATTCAATAGTCACCACAAGTTCATTGTTACTGTTATTGGAAATGTCCATGTTCCCGATTATTTCAAGCATCGGCGTATCAGTTCTTGCATTAACAACAGACAATCTGCGAGTGACGTTGAAATTCTTTGCCTGCTGCGAAATATTGTAATTCACACGAGATGCTTCTGTGCATCCGCACAATGCGATAGATGCCGCCAATGCTACAGATAAAATTGCTTTTTTCATTGTTCTTTTCTCCCTTCAATCTCCTTACAAACCGCCTTGTAGAACGCATCCCACGTCTCATAGTCGCAAGAATCGCCAAAATCAAATCCTGTCCGCTTGCGCTCTGCAATGTCACGTTCAAAGCAATCAAGTGTCTTGTCCGTCAGTTCCGGCAGAAGTGGCGTGATGTATCCGCAAACAAGGCTAGGCATATATGACCGTCTGCCCAAGCAGTAGCGAACAGCGCAGTTGCAGATTGCTCCGAAGTCGTCATTGGCGGGGTCTACCATGCCTTTTGGCACATCCGACTTCAAATCGTTCACGCTGCATTGAAGGGCTTCTGCGAATTTTGCCAGCCGCGTTTCCTTCTTCACGCCACGCTTTTGCTTTTCAACGGCACTGACATACGCATTGGTTGTTCCAATCATTCTTGCAACGTCTTTCTGTTTGATGCCGAGTTCAAGCCTGCGCTTCCTGATTTTTTCCCCTGCTGTCATCTTTCTTCTCCCATTCCTTGCATCCACGTTCATCCCACACGAAGTCTGCAACGTGTTCTGACTGGTCGTTCACACATACACCCTCCGGCTCTGCGTACCATTTGCAAGAGCCACAGGACGGCTCAGATTTGTTCTTGCAGGATTCTGCTGTGCATCGGATAGCCTTACCAGCAGAAAACTGCTTGATACCCATGCAAGAGCAATGTTCGGTGGTGCAGTAGAAGTTCATTTGTACTTCACCCATCCTATTTGTTCGCAAACGCCAACAGTAACGGGGTCACATCTATGTACGATCATTTCCATTGTTACTTTTGCGCATTTTGCTGCATTGTTTTCGTTTGTGCTTGAAAACAACCCACGAACCGTTTCATACTGCAAGTTCTTTAATTCATTGGCCGAAAATATAGAACCGCATTGTTTGCATCTGTATATCCCACAAAATCTCATTTCCTCTGTCCTCTCTTTCCCCTGTTGAACCGCCCGATCACTCGCTTATACTCCGCATAGCACTCCGGGCAAAGGTCGCCTGTGTCCCTGCGCCACGCCCAGTCCTTGAAGTATTCGTCAGGGTTCATCATCCTACCGCCTAAAACCGCTCCGCAGCGGTCGCACACTCGCTTGTGGTAGATTCCTCTGTCAGATTGCATTAGTTATCCTCCCCAACGTCCTTGAACAAGACTTCTTTGTAAGCTTTCCAATCTTTGATTTTGCACGGAATGTCCGTGCCGGGTACGGTTTTTTTCAGACCATCCATCTGCCAGACATTCCACGAGATTGTGTCTGCGATGCAGTCAAGAAAAATTGGCATGAAACCGATTTCCAGCTTTTCTGCATCGAACCGATACCTAAAATTTTCAATCAGCGTCAGGAACAGGTTGCACCGTGCCAGCAAGAGATTGTCTCCCTGCCACTCATAGCCGTATGTCGATGCGTAGGCGCTGATTGCCCAGCACATCCACATATCATAGTCATGGAACTGTTCTGCCAGAACATTCAGTTTTCTATCCAGCAGACCAATTCTGTCCGGCACAGCAATCATCTGCCCTGTCGTGGTATCGTATCGGCTTGTAAGGAATGGCGCTTCGCCACAGGTGACTTCAAGGCAGGTCTTGTTGATATATTTCTTCCAGTCCTTGCCTACCAAGTCCTTCTCTGCAATGTCTGCCATCTTCTTGCAAACCCAAGTCGGCGTAAACACCTCTGCTTTCTTGCTGGTGCGCTTCTTCTGGTCTGCAAGCCGTTTCTGCACACGAGGAACAAGCTGAACTTTGTCCAACTGTTCCAGCGCGATTTCATCTGCGAAGCCTACGCCCAGTTCAGGCGGCGGGTCTGTCGCCCAGATGATGTCCTTACCTGTCGTGTGGTCTTGCAAGAGGACAGGCAGGAACGTGCGTAGGCAGGGGTCAGAGAAGTCAATCAGCGGGCTTTGTTCTTTCAAGAACAATTCTTTCAATTCGTTTTGCTTCTTTTCCTGAACAGATAATTTCTTTGCACTCATTGCAATACCACCCGCTCAAATTATGTAGCGTTACATATTTTCCATTATGCTTGAATTTCTGTTCGTAATCGTGGCGAAAAACCATTTTTGCACCACAAGTGGGACATTCCATCATACATTTTCCTCCAAATCGTCAGTCCATTTTGCGTTCATAAGCGATTGCTGTTCATATATGACTTTTCCGCAAGCGGCGCATTTCCATCCTTTGCAATCAGCTTTTATATATTTGCCATTGTAAAAACATTTGTATGTTACCTTATCTTTTGGAATAGCAATGCCACCACAAGCGAAGCATTTTATAGGTTTATTCATTCCGTCAGCATTCATATTTCACCTTCCACTTCCGTAAGTTTATAAAAGCGTTTTTCTGTAATTCCTAATAGCATTGCAGCTTCTTCCATTGTCATTCCGCCGTTTATCCACGAAAAATATACTTCGTCAAAATGTTCTGGCTTTTTTAATTTTCTTGGCTTCGGTTTTGATTTTGTCTGCGGCTTTGGAATTTTCACTCCGGTAGGAATCCTTTGTCTTGCGTATGTGTAGAATGTTCCATAAGGCAACCCACATTTCTTTGCTGCTTCTGTTCCTGCAATTTTTCCATTTAGATACGCTTGGAACGCTTCTTCAAACCCATCTGGTAATTCTCTCTTTGGGCGACCAAACCTAACTCCACGAGCCATTGCAGCATCGATACCCTCGCGTTGACGTTGCTTAATGTTTTCTCGCTCTGTCTGTGCTACAAAAGCCAAAAGTTGTAGGACAATGTCGCTGATAAGTGTACCAACAAGGTTTTTGTCTGCTCGCGTATCCAACAGTGGCATATCCAAAATTACAATGTCAACGCCTTTTACTTTGTTTAGCTGTCGCCATTGTTCCTGTACATCTATGTAATCTCGCCCCATCCGGTCAAGGCTTTTAATAAAAAGAACATCGCCTTTTTTTATTTTTCTTTTCATCCGTTTCCATGCAGGACGGTCGAAATTTTTGCCGGACTGTTTATCTACATAGATGCTTTTTTCTCCAATTCCGGCTTCTTTTAATGCGATTATTTGCCGTGCTTCGTTTTGATCAGATGAACTTACACGAGCATATCCATAGTTCATTTTTCCAGCCTTTCATTTACTGAACTCTGATTTTTTGCTCATTTTATTTTTTATTGGTCAGCTCTCACCATAATTGTGTTCTTCTCTTTTAGCCAGTCCTTGACGCAGTGGAAGCAATGCTCACGATTCTGGCATCGTTCCGGGTCACGGTGTTTTATAAGTTCGCAGATGCCCGGCGTAAAGTTTTCTGTAATGTCCTCGTCCGTCATTGAGCGGATAAAATCGCCGTTAGTCATCCTCGACCACCTCTTCTCCCACCTCTCTGTACTCCACGTCAATACCCTTCGGCAAAGCCGTCTGGTACTTCTGTGCCAACTGTTCTGCGCTCTGGGCATCTCCCAACGGCTGTTCAGGCGGCGCAACGGTGACTTCCACGTTGTCACGCATACCAAAGTAGTTCTTGGCTCGGAAAATCCACTCTGCCGGGTTCTCCTGACCGTACATACCGTTGTATGCCCACATGGACTGCATTTGTAGAATCAGCTTCAAGATGTACTTCTGCTGCAAGCTGTCATCACGGCGCTTGCCTGTCATAATCTGTCTCAGGCTAGGCCATTCGATGCCCAGCACCAGTGCAATCCATTCCACTACAGGGGATATTCTGGCTTCGATGCAAGCGTCAAAGAAGAAGTCAAGACGTTGCTGCACTTCAATCGGGTTGTTCATATCCACGCTCGGAAGGTCGCCAAAATACTTGGCTGCAATCATGCCGATGACCTTCTTGTCCTCTTCATCACCAATTCTTGACTGCAAATCGCCCGTATTCAGCATTTTAGACCTTGTGATTGCCAACTCCTGTTGTTCTTTCACCTTTTTACTCACCTGTGAGCGGATAGATTTCCGCTTGTTAAGCATCTGTTGTTTTTTCTTTTCACGCTCTTTCTCACGCTTCGCAGCGGCTTCTTCTTTCGCCTTTTGCGCCCGCTTCTCACGCTTTTTTTTTTCGGCTTCGGTCAGCGGCGGTCTGCCACGACCACGCTTCGGGGGTGTTGCCATGTGTCAGACCTCCTTGATGGGCTTCCAAACAGGGTATGCATATGGATGCTTTGCAACGACATTCCACAACCACTTATATGGATAACCCACACAATCGGACTTTGTGATCGCCCCAGCAATCGCCATCACATAGCCGTTTTCATCTGCATCTTCTTTCTTAGGCGGCTGCTCGAATGTGCTTCTCCACAAGCCATCAAACCCGATTTCGCTATAAGAACAGGTTTTGAAATAATGCGTAGCCATTCCAAGTTCTTGCTCAATATCGCTACGGATGCTCTTGTCATCCTCGTCCGCTTCGGTTTCGAGAACAAGGTAAATTCGCTTTTTCATTTCTGTCGTTGCCATATGTCAGATCTCCTTTGGCGGTTCTGGAAGATACGCCCAATGAGTTACATCTCCAAGTACAATGCACTCGTCGTCTTCCCATAATCCGTCATAAGATAAAAATGCAATTTCAATTCCGAACTTTTCTCTTTTTACGAGAACTTCTTTGTCTTTTTCTGGTAAAACTTTCTTGGCATCAAACCATATATTGGCAGTCTCAGATTTTTCTAACACATCGGCTAAATCTAAAAGCGTATCTCCAATGCTATTTCTGATTTGTCCTTGTATGTATACGAGGGGGTTTTTGTTATTCAAAAACGACTTCGCTTCATTCTTTTTGTCAGCACCAACAATTTTCCACGCCATAATGATTGGATCAACATCAACCAGTTTCACACTCTCACCTCTTCATTTTCGTTTCGATTTTATCTAGCTTGGTTGCAATCCACAAGATGGAGCAGCAGTTGCCCAACTGCTGCCACCAAGCGCACTTTTCTTTCTCGCAGACGCACCGCCCAAGCGGATTGCTGGTCATCTTCATCGGGCAGTAAAGTTCGTTGTCCATGATTTTTCTTAGCCCTCCAACTGGAGATGAGCGTTTACCATCTTGACGGGGAAAAACTCATCTATCTGCAAAAACTCTCCACTTTTCAGGCTGATGCCGCCAGACAACTCGCTTATCGAAAGTTTCACGCTGGCTTTCATTAAAATTTCGCCGTTCAGCTCAAACACATCTCCACATTCCAGACATCCAAAGTTAATTTCTTTTCTCTCAATGTCACAAATTTTCATCATTTCCACCCCATCACAACTGCCGTGCAAACGACCAGACACACGTTAATGAACAGCCAAACAAGCATTGCCTGTCGTTCCTCAAACAGGTTGTCCGCCGTGTCTTTAATTGTTCGTTCGGACTGAACCACTACCGCCAGCAGGACTAGGCAGACCAGCCAGCGAGTTGCGAACTCAAACATTGTTATCCTCCATCAAATCGTCCATGCTTAACTGACCGGGCAGAACGCCATCTTCCATCCACCAGTGGAACATTTCTTCGCCGGTGGTGATGTTTGCCCAAACGGAACTGTTTTCAAGCCCCTTTTCCCTTCTCGCTTCAAGCATTTGACCAAACGCACGGATGTACATATATTCGTATTTTGGATACATCAAGAATTGTTTTTTCCTGATTTTCGGAGTGGCCATTGTACATCCGATGCAGCCAACACGCTTAAGCCCTTTGCAATAAAGAGGATTGCACGGCAGCTTTTCCGCATTGATATAATCCCAGATTTCGCAGTCAGACCAATCAATAATCGGATTAACTGTCATTGCGCCTTTCGTATTGCACGTTTCAAACAGTTGCCGTTTTTCATCGTTGTCATTCATCAAGATTATTCTTTTCTTTGGGTCTTTATTTAAGACTTCCATCACTCCACGGCTTCTTCGCTTTGTTGATTCAGCCCAGCGAACACCTGTTGCCACAAACCTGTTTTTTCCAGTATTCTCTTTTAGAACTACACAACAATATCTAACCAGCCGCATAGGCGGCATCAGCTTTTGCGGAATCAACGTCCACATGGACACGGGCTTGTCCTTGTATCGTGGCATGACGATGGAGCATTTGATTCCACGCTTTTCCATCTCCTTGAACTGCTCACGGATGAAATAGACTGTTTCCGGCGCATCTGCTGTAGTGTGGCTGTTGACCACCTCAAAGTTGATTCCTGCGCGTTCAGCCAGCGCCACGAGCACCTGTGAATCCTTGCCGCCAGAGTATGTGACCATCAACGGTTTCTTGTACCGATGCTCTGACAGCCTTGCGGCGTCCTGCAATCGTGCGATTGCAAGCTGTTCCTTGTCCATTAGCTCCACCTTTCTCTCAGCTCTTTTTCGACCTGTTCCGACTTTGCGGTGATGTAATCCGCAAACTCGTCAGGGGTCATGTCCTCTTCTTTGAACTTGCCGACCATCTCCCAGTATCTGTCACCAATGCGGATAAGCTTCTGCACCTGTTCATCGGTCAGGTCTGCATCGCACCGAAGGTTTTGAATCAGTGCGCCCCATGTGGCAGCGACGCCATCCAGAGCCATGTGGAAGCCATACAACTGGTTCTGCCGTGCGATTTTGCGGAGGTTGGCTGACATTGCCTGTTTGCTACTTGAGGGGCGTTTGTTACGCTTATTCACCGGACTGTTCTCCTTTCAGCCAATCGTTCAGCTTTGCCATGCAAGAGGGGCAAAGAAAAAACGGGTCATCTGAATAGATAAAAATTTTCCTGTTTTTCTTTGTAATGCACCTGCAAATAGAATTGTTCTCCACTCTTTGTGTCCACTCACTTGTGGAGAATTCTGGATATTCAAATGTTTCACCGCACCTATCGCATACCATTGCCATTTTCTTTCTCCAATCTTTTTAGCAGCCCATCCACGTCATACCGCCAATGGACACGCAGCTTTTTTGCTTTGACCTCTATCCCCTCTTGCTCTGCCCACTGCCAATGGATGCTCTTTCGGCTTTCGTTGTAGCGGAACGCCAGAACCTTGCTGGCAGGGATTGCAAAGGTGCGGTTGACCGCCCTATAATTGACTATCACATGGGCGGTCTGCCCACTGTACCCCATCGCTTCCACCATGTCTGTGATGTGCTTTTCTTTGCGGTACTTGCATTTTGCCTTGTCGTACTTGCCAAACACCTTTTCCAGAGGGATAGAGGGCGTTTCGATGGTTTTTAGTTCGAACAGGTGGTTCATCGGGTTACGGTACACAAGGAAGTCGCAGATGTTGTCGATGGAAAAGGACAGGTTCTCGTTGCCGCCGTAGTAGGTGGCGGCACTGTCTTTCAGGCGGTAGCACCACGCATCAGATGGGACGGATGCCTTGAAGTCTGCTTCAAACTGCTTGCCGGTGTTCATACGTTAATTTCCTTGTTTACACGCTATAATTCTTTCGGTAAATCAGGTAACGGCATCCAAAACGGATGTGCATCAGGAAGCGATGCCACAAGCAGCCACGATTCCTGAAATATGCGCCATTTGTGCTGTCTTTCGGAAAAATATACCGAAAGAACAAACAACTCATTTTTGCCAGCATCTTTCTTTGTCGGAGGATTCTTTGCCGTTTCTCTCCATTTGTTCATCCTCGTTCACCTCTAAATTCACTTCCGAGAAACCGTTTCTTGCCACGTTCCCGATGCTTGTCCTCGTAGTTGCGGTGGTACACGCTCTGGCTGTAGTTCAGCTCATGCACGAACGCCTTGCGTTCCTCGAAGCCTTTTTTCTCCGCCTTGTACTTCTCGCAGGTGTCGTGGCAAGCTGTGCAGCGTGATGTGCAGTTGAGACAACAGGTAATCATCTTCTCAAACGCCCGTCCAGCCAGATAGCGCAGCTCTTATATAAGGTAGGCGATCAGTCTCTAATGAGCCAATGGTTTCCGTTTGAATCAATCCCGGTCTTGTAATTTCGCTTTTGGCGATTGTTCAAATACGCATGATTCTTTCCTAGAAAATTTGAAGCAGCTTTTCTTGTTCCAAAATAGTGGATTTCCCCCGTTGGAGAAATAAGAGCAACTTCTTTGCTGCATTTATCGTAAAGACCTTCTTGAAATCTTTTTCTTATGTTTTCACTTCTTGTTATCCACTCCAAATTTTCAGGTGTGTTATTTGATGGGTTTCCATCAATATGGTTTACAGTCAATTCAGGCTTGTAACCATCAACCCAAGCCATTGCAACAAGCCGTGAAACAAGCATTGTTTTGTGTGTTCTATCTTTCCAAAGTTCTACTCTCTCGTCAGTGTAGCCTTTTGAGTTTCGGCATCTTTTCTCTTTTTTAGGCTGGATAATTCTTACTTGCCAAGTCCGAACTCTGCATCCAGCAGAAAAAGTCGTTTTGCCCGGTGCGCTTCTGATTCTTCCAAGATTCGATGCTTGATAAAGCCCTTCATATCCCGGAATGTCTTTCCAAAGTTCCTCCATCTATTCCTTTCTCGCCTTTTGTCACGGTAGCGTAACCGTTAGTCAAAAGGGAGATCAGAATTGTCGTCAATCACAGAGAAGTCATCTGCGTTTCCCTGCGAATAGTTCTGTGGTGCATCCTGCGCCCGATCGGCGGGTTTGCTGTCAGACTTGCCACCGCAGAAGTCAACCTTGTTCGCCATGATTTCCGTTGCGGTGCGGTTGTTCCCCTGCTTGTCGGTATATTTCCGGGTCTGGATGCTACCCGCCACCAGAATTAGGCTACCCTTCTGGAACCACTTTGAAACGAACAGTGCCGTATTACCAAATGCGGTGCAGTTAAAGAAGTCGGTTTCCTTCTGTCCGCCACTTTGACGGTCGCAGGCAATGCTGAACGTACAAACATCCTTGCCGGATTTCGTGACCTTAGCTTTGGGTGTGTGAACCAGACGACCCTGAATTGCGATAGAGTTAAGCATTGTTTATCCCTCCTTCGGCTGCTTCTGAGCACAGTCCCAACACAAGACGCGCCCAAAGCGTTTCTTCGTGCTTCTTGCGGTTTCCAGCGGAGTGACGGTGCGGTTGTTGTACTGAATAGGCTGCAACTGCTTTCCGCAGCAAGCGCATGGAGGGATGGTTTCCGCTTCCGTTTGCTTCTGCGCAGGCTTGTTTGCCCTGCTTGTGGTCTGCTTCTGGTACTCGTCCGTGTCAGCGTCCTTCGTATCGTCAATGCAGAACAGACCGTTCAGAGCGTACTTTCTAGCGTAGCTGCTTGCAGTGCCGGTAATCTGCGAATCGTCCATACCCTTCTTAAACTCAGGCTCACGAGCGTATGCAGTCACCGTGTAGGTGGCACCATCCTGCGATTCAACTGTTGCGGTGGCTTCGATGTAGTGCCAACTGTCAACGATAACAGGCTTGTCGGAAAGCCGCAGCACAAGGCTATGCGCTTTCAAGATGGGCTTGACCGCTTCGAGAATGTCCTCACAGGAACGGTACTTGTAACCTCCAAATTTGTTCATCTGCCCTTTGGGGGCTTTCAGCTCTGACTGAACAGCCATCAGAGCTTCATGGATTTTGCTGTTGTCCATCAGTCGTTTTCCTTCCTCGCTTCTTTTCTCGCTTTACGGCAAGCCGGGCAACGCTTAGGCAATGCCATGTTATGCGATTCAAAGAAAATGCGCTCTGCACGAGAAATCTCAAATGCTCTGCCGCAATCACGGCACGTTTTCTCTATGCTTGCGTTCTCGTCCTCCAAAGCCCTTCTTGCGGCATATTCGACAGCAAACGCTTCTTTGACTCCGTCATAAGGGCTCCTAACAAGCGTATGTTTCGGTGCGTAACCGTTCTCGCGGAGCATCTCCTCTAAGTTGTTCCTTTTGCAGTTTGCGCAAAGAGTTTCGGTGCTGTTCGGGAACACTGAAAAAGGCTTATTGCACTTTTCGCAGTGCTTAATTTCTTTCTTGTATTTGCCCATTTTCTTTCCTTTCTTCGGCTTCATTAGGCTTCATTGTTCTTACTTTGGCTTAATACGACTGTGCAGAAATCAACCAGCCATCAGCTCTGCCAACTGCGCACGGAGGTCTTTCAGCTCTGCTTCCCTGTCGTCAATTTCAGACTGCAAGTCCTTAATCTCAGCCAGACGGTCAGCTTCTTTGGCTTCTGCCATCTGCTCGTTGGTCATAAAGTACACGCCGTCCTCCGGCTCGGTCACGCTACCGAATCTGTCAAGGTTAATCATCTTTTTGCCTCCCCCTTTTGCGTTCTTCTTTAATTTGCAGTGCACTGTGCCACTGGTCTTTGTCAATTTCGATGGTAGACCACCGATGGTTACAGGCAATGCACTTCTTGCGGCGAGTGATGCTGTCATTGTCAGGTCGGCTATCAACCGTTGTAATGTTGTCACTACCGCATATCGGGCATTTCATCGTGCATCCCTCCACTTGTTGGTATGAGCGGGAATGCGGTTTAACTTCCCCATCCGTTCGTTATCTTCATGCTCTTTTTCCGCGCTCACTCCAAGCGCGCACAAAACCAGAGCGGTAGCTAGTAACATCAGTGAAACAAATGCCCATACAAGCATCTGTACTGCAGTCTCGCATCCATTTATTGTATCGCCACAGCTAACGGCTACGATTGCAGCGACGATCCCAAGTATGGTAAGCACGTTTCCTTTTACGGTTTTCATTTTGTCCCTTCTTTCAGAATGATATCGAATAAAAATGGTTTACTCGCATCAATCATAACTACCGCGTTTAGTACTTGACCTATTTTTGCAAGCGTATCAGCCTTAACACCCGTCTTGTACGGTGTTTTACTCGGACTTGTAATGTTGTATATCGTTGGGGCTGACACGCCACTTTTGCGGATAAGCTCCGACGCCTTCATATCGCGTTCTTCAAGAGCGGCTTCCAGCGTCATTCTTTTCACCACTTTTGCTACCAAAGCTAAAAATCCATCCAGTTGCCATTACGGCGGCTGCCACAATGATTCCCCATGTGCCTTTTGCACCGACCAGTAGTTCAACAAGATGCACCAGCCACAGGTTCAAAAGGAACGCTGCAAGAATAAACGCCAGAACGATGCCCCAGATCAGGGCGATTTCCACAAGTGCTTTCATTTTTCTCCCTTCGTTTTTGAATGTTTTTCAGTCGTTCTTTTTTCACGGCTGTGCCAGCGGATTTCCCGCTTTCCGTAGTATTTACCATTCATAAGTCAGTTCACCTGCTGCAAGCATCCTCGACACCTCACCGTAATGCTTGCCGATTTTGTCAGCAAGCGCTTGAACTTGCCCTACGGACGGAATCTTTTTTTCTTCCAATGCTTTCTTATTCAGAATTCGTTCTCTTCTCATTTTTTGATTTTCTGCAATGCTCGCAAAAGCAGCGTCTCTTGCACATTCTTTATGATACTTTTGAGCCGCAGACGTTTTAATCATTGGCTCTCCGCACCATTGACAAGTGGTTTTTACTGGTACAAATCTATGACTTTCGCTCAATGCTTTTCGTCTTGCTCTCTTTCGTTCCAGTGAAACTTCCCTTTTGCAATCTGAGCAATATTTTTTTGTAGGGTTGACTGCGCCAAGTAGAATGCCACAGCGCTCGCAGTATTTAATTTCCACGCTGCATCTCCTCTCTCAGTCTGGCTTCCTGATTATGGCGCTCAAAGCATTGGTTGATGGACTTTTCCATCCACAGCACCTTGTTTGCATCGTTTCTTGACACGCCAGCTGCCATTGCCAGCTTTAGTCTGCGCTTCCGGCTTTGCGCTTTGTAAAAGCGTTTCACCAGCACTCACCAGCCTTATCTGTGATGAACTTCGGGACTTCCCTGCCTGTGGCAATGCACAGTGCAACTAGCTTTTCGACCCAGATGTCAAACAGGCTTTCTTTTGGCATATAGCACTGGCCAACACAAGGCTCCTTAAAGCTTTTCCAGATTGTCAGGCCGACAGCGCCGTCCGTGACCGTCCATATCATACTGTAACCTTCATTGCACAGGTTGTACAAAATGTCTCGTGCTCTGCTTTTGGCTTCGTTGATTTCAAAGGCATCCCAGCACTTTTTGCTCCCTTCGTAGACCTTGACCGCCTCGTCAATGGCAAATTTTGCGTCATCCGGGTGTTCAAGGTCTACCTTCAAGGTGATAATCTGTTCCATACCACTTATTCCCTCTTTCTTTCATTCAACAGCTCTTCCAGAGCTTCTTTTACCTTAGCTTCCGCATTTTTAGGCTTACGCTTACCGTTCAGGATTTTCCCCAAGTATTCCGGTGCGCATCCCATTTTTGCAGCAAGCTCTCTGATTTCGATGCTGTTAACGTGAAGCGTTCCCACAACATCGCCTGTCCACTTAGGAAGCAAATTTTTTCTCCTTTCTTGTTCTAGTACTTGAACTTTTTGAAAGAATATGATAATATTATGGTGTCAAGCAAAAACATTATCGAACATTCTTCTATTTGTTCAAAGCCTTTAATTTGTTCTACCAATTGAACCCGGTAGCCTTATTAAAGCACAAGTAGTAGAACTTTTCAAGTGTTTTTGTTCAAGTGGTAGAACTTTGTCATCTTGTACAAACGCTGGAGGTATGTTTTGTGTTTTTTGACAATTTCGTAAGGCTATGTGAGCAAAAGGGAGTAAGACCGTCTCGTGCTTTGACTGAAGCTGGCGTTCCGAAATCTGCTTATAGCTATTGGAGAACCGAAGCAAATGCAGGGAACGATGCAAAGCCGACCAATCAAAATGCCGTTAAGTTGGCGCAGTATTTCAATGTTACGGTTGACTACCTTCTCACTGGCGAACAAAAAGAAAACCCGCCCCAGCAGCCGCAAAGTGAAGTCGATGTAGCAGTGGAGCGGATTCGTAAAAAGCTTGAATCTATGCCGAAGGAGCAGCGTGAAGCGCTGATGAACCTGATCGAGAAGATGTGACGTTCATGCCCGGTAGAATAAAAAGAATCCCTTGCGCCGGGCTGGTGTAGCTCTGCGCAAGGGATTTTCTGTTATTCTAGGCCTAGTGCTTGTTCAGCTGCCGGAATCTTCTCTGGATGTTCCAGCAGCCATGCTATAAATCGGTCAATCTTGGCTCTTTCCTGTTCGCTCATTGTGGCATATCCTCCCGATCGTTAAGTGCGGACGTTCATTTGATACGATTATACACCTTTTAGTTGTCAAGTCAATGTATTTTTAACAACTTTGTAAAAATTGAACGTTTTCTTCGCATCCATTACTTCACATCAGGGAAGCCAAAAATTGCAATGACAATGATTAAGAGCCACATTAAGTTTAAGTTACCCTTTGCTTTGTAACATTCCGTTGAGCATGGAACGAAAGGGGTTATCCGGTAAATCGTCCAGCACATCTGCTTTGACAAGCGCGTTTGTGCTGATGCTATGCGAAACATTGTTTAGCTGCACAATGGCATCGTCTAAATCTTTTACAGTTGCTCCACGCCGTTCCATTGACTGGAGAAAAGTTTTTACTTCTTCAAGAACGACAGGGTTCTCGGCTTTATAAAATCCATTCGTAAAGTCCATCTTCTTCTCCTTTCACAGTTCCACAAGCCGTCCGTCAATGTTTCCGATGCTGTCTGCCGGGTCTCGCCCATCGTCTAAGGCAGCTACGGCGCGTTCCAGAATGCCTTTTGCTTCGAGGTAAGCATCTTTATCAGCTTCGTACCCAGAAAGGCTCAGGACAAGCTCTAGCGTCCGTTTGCGAGCGTATGGGACAATCAAATCATCTACGGTTCGGTTCATTAGCTTTCCTCCCATGGTTCAGGTGTGTGTGGTTGCCCATCGGGAACGCTGGCGGGCATTCCGTCGATGATCGGCATACGTTCATGGTTCCAGATTACAGTTTCTTTCATTTTGTGTTTCCTTTCTATTTGGAATTTTTTGACAATACAGTTATACCACATCTCGCTGTTTCATTGAAACAGCGACTTTTTTCAATTATTGTTTCACATTTTGAACAATATATCAGTTAAATTCTTTTGTTTTTGTATCATTTTGTCGAAAGAGGGGTATTTATGGATGATTATAGGATACGAGTGGCAAAAGCGTTAGAGATGGCAAGAGCAGAATCCGGACTTAGCCAAAAGAAGCTTGCGGACAAAATGGGTGTAGGCCGGACATCCATTTTTCGTTACGAGCAAGGGACAATGACCCCAGATGCTCCTACTATCATAAAGTGGTTTGTGTGCTGCGGTGTTGCGGCCAAGCCGTACATAGACACCTGTTTGCATCCCGGATTATTGGAAAGTCTGGCTGGCGATGCCAGCACCGAGAGAAAGAGAGATGCGCTGATAGAGCATATCAAAGAAGCCCATCCGCAAGAAATTGACCTGCTGTGCTATCTGATCTATGGCAATCACGGCTCAGATTACCTTGCTGTTCTGTGCGAAATGGTAGCTAACCTTCATACGACTTTGCGTGATCGTGTGTCCGTCTGCCGCACTGTCACAGGCCATTATGAAATGGCACAAGCCACCAAAACCGACCCAGATCCAGACGGAACACAGCCTAATATGCAGATTTTGTATCAGGCACAGGACTGTGGAGAAGCTGCGGCTATGAAGCGAAACGATTCTTATACTATCAACGAAGAAAACATTTTGCGTTGATTGTCGAATTATCGTAGTTTTTGAAGAACATTTTGTTCGCGTTCATCCACTTTTTGTACACCTATCGGGCAAATTTGCCTTGTCAATCCGTCCCCCATAGGCTGTAAATCGGCAACATTCGCACGGAATAAATAACGAATTACCGTCAATCTATTGCCTGTGATTGGTCGGTTCGTCAATCCGTCCCCCATCGTGCAGATTAGGTATGCCTTTTCATCCACTTCTTGTACACCTATCCACAATCTGTCCACGTTTAATGTGACTAACGATGCACAGCTTCTTTCCGGCTACAGTCTTATTTAGCAAATGCAGAGTTTAGTTATCCACAAACCGGAATGGAAAAATAAAGAAATTGTTGAAAATTATCGTCATCGACTATTTAACGATGATATTTAACCTCTTGTTTATTTCTTGTTTAATATATAATATGTAGATGGGGGACGAAATGACAAAGCATGGGGGACGTTTTGACAAGTCATGGGGGACAAAATGACGAGGACATGGGGGACGAAAAGACAAGCCACGGGGGACAAAAACAGTTGACACGTCCCCCGAAGTGTGGTATAATCATGTCAGCAAAAAGGAGGCGTGAATTATGAAAAAAATATTTTCTGATTGGTGAGGACATCGACCGCACCGAAATCACCGCAGAGGAAGCTATGCAACGTCAATTCGATGGTGACTATCGGGTTGTTGTTGAAGATGACGAACCCGCCGTCAAGGTTGGCCCTGTTGCGATCAGTGCGGCAGCGGAGCCGGATTGGGAGCCGTTCGCGTTCCCGGAAAAGCCCGGCTATCGCCTGACCGGGCACATCATCACCCGGTACGACAACGAGGGACTGTCTGACCGTATGGATTCCGTCCCTGCTGATGCCATCAAAACGGAGGAACAAAACCGGTGGAGTTGGAAAGTTGGGCTTTGCCACTACTCCATCATTGCCAGCCCTGTGTATGACATTATTGCCACCGAAGCCTGCGGTGGTTGCGAAGGGTGCAAACGCATGACCTGCCCCCGCCGTCAGAACGGCGTAAAGTGCCGTAATTATAGGGCATAAGGAGGAGCGGATGCCAAAAATATCAGACAATAACCTTGTCGAGAAAAGCAAATCCCTTGTTTGGGCGAAGTTCAGGGACTATACGGCAGGTGAACTTCGGTTGCTAGAGGTTTACTTGTCAAGAATAAATCCGAGAGACCCAAACAGCAGCCGTGTGGAGTTCACTTTGGCAGAGTACAGAGACCTGCTGGGGTTAAAAAGCCTTGATGCACGAAGGATTGAGCCGCAGATCAAGCACTTTCTTGGAAACACGGTGTCGATTCCGATTGACAAAGAGAAAGGTACGTTTGAAAGCTTCGTCTTATTCACAAGGGCAAAACTGGACTATGTGCCTGAAACAAGGTCTTATGTTGTGGCAATCACCTGCAACCCCGACTTGCGTTCTATCTTCTTTGACATCGCCGAAAGCGGATATGTTCGGTATCGGCTGCGTTACACGTCACGGATGAAGTCGCAGTACAGCATTTTGCTCTATTCGATTCTTCGGGACTGGCTGAACATGGACAGCAAACCGCATGAAATCAGCTTAAAGAAGCTGAGAGAGCAGCTTGGTGCAATGGAAGCCAGCTACGATGTTTACAAGAACCTTCGCAAGCGAGTGCTTGACGTTGCGGTGGACGAAATCAACGCTGTGTCTGACATTGTTGTGACCTACGAACCGGTTCTTGTGGCACGAAAGGCTGTGGCAGTCAAGTTTAAGCCCAAAATTAAAGCGTCTGAGACGTTGATTGAAGCACAGGCAAGCGAAGTATCGGACGAACACCAAAAAGCCGCTAGAAAGCCACGCAGAAACGGATATGAGGACTTTGACTGGTCTGCGTGTGACGAACTGGAAAAGCAAGATTGCATTGACGTGGCAAAGGTGGTTGAGAAGTGGATGAAGAAAGAACATCCAGAAATCAAGTTGCCAAGACGCAAAGAAGCTGTCTACGACACAGTGAAGGCTGCGTATAAGGATATTCTGTCTTTAGACAGGTCCCCGTTCCCTGACCGACCTGTTGGCTATCTAATTAGAAGCGTGGACAAACCGGGCGTTGTGGACAAGTATATGCCAGCGTTCTATTCCATTGAAGCTTTGCAAGAGTTGTCAGAATAAGCAGATGATGCAGAAAGGAGAAAAATGAAGAGAGAAGATTTGTATATTGGGCAAAAAATATATATATGCCCAATAATGCTTCCGCAGTTTAATTATAAGAATCCAAGACGTTCAAAAATAAAAAAGATTGGGCGAAAATATGCAACATTCGATGACTATGGAGAGCGCAGATTTGAAATCGAAACTGGAAAAATTGATTGCGGAGATTATTCGTCTACCGAAAAAATCGTTTTGAATGTTTCAGATTATTACGATGAAGTTGACAAAGAAAAACTTCGTTTTGCGATTTTAGACAAAGTAAAAATGAAAAGTGACAGTGTTTCTTTGGACGATTTTGAAAAAGCAGCCAGAGCATTAAAATGCGAAGTAGAATTATGTAAAAGAGACGAAGAATGAAGAGAGTGTTATAAAATGGCAAAAATCATAGCTATCGCCAACCAGAAGGGCGGCACAGGCAAGACGACAACAAGCACCTGTCTGGCTGGTGCATTGCAGCTGCTTGGCAAGAAAGTCTTGCTGGTGGACTGTGATGCCCAGTGCAACGCAACGGACACCTACGGCGCACAGACAGAGGACGTTTGCACCCTGTTTGATGTAATGACACGGCAAGGAACGGTTGAAGAGGGCATCCAGCACTGTGAAGCCGGAGACATCCTGCCGTCTGACAATGCGTTGAAGGACATTGACGAGCAGCTTGTGCGGGACATGGGCAAGAACTTCCGGCTGCGAGAAGCCCTTGAGAGCGTGTCTGAGCAGTACGATTACATTGTACTGGACACTCCCCCGCAGCTTGGTCTTGCGCTTGTGAACGCACTGATCGCCGCAAACAGTATCATCGTGCCCATCACGGCAGACCGTTACGCATTGGCTGGTCTGAGCCAGCTTTCGCAGACCATCGGTGATGTTCGCAGGTACTTCAACCCGACCTTGAAGATTGAAGGTCTGCTTTTGAACCAGTACAAGAGCCGTGAGAACTTGTCCAAAGAGGTTGTAGAGCAGCTTCCAGTGATTGCACAGAGTATGGGCACAACCTTGCTGGACGTGAAGATTAGACCGTCTATGGGCGTTCGTAAGGCTCAGGCAGAGCGGCACAGTCTGTTTAGCGGTGACACGGCAAAAAGCACCAGCGCAGAGGACTTCAAGGCGTTGGCAAAGATGATTGTGGAGGGGGAAGAAAAATGAACAATTTGTACCCACATCTTTTGAATGCAACTTGTTCTGATGACACGGAGCAAGTCTACGTTATCAATTTTGGCTTTTCATTTAACGACCTTTCCGACAAAGAGAAAGAAATGGTGTTTCATTCTCAGTGGTATCTAGCTGAAAAGTATTGCAAAAAGTGGCAGAAAGAACTTGCAAATAATCAATGGACGAAATCAGAAGATGAAACGCCAAATGAGCTGAATCCATACGTTATTGGATTTAGCAAGGACGAATATGATGTAGAAATCGTAGGCTATGAAGAAGATTTTAAGGAATGGCGGGACAAAAGCGGAAAGCCACATAATATAACTCACTGGATGCCGTTGCCGACCGTACCTGACCTTGATGAAGATTGGGAGGATGAGGAATGAAATCAACCAGCAAAAAATCATCGGGATTGCTTGGCGGGTTTGACTTCCAGCCTGTTTTTTCGGAACAAACATTAAGCCGAAGTGAGCCAAAGGAAGAAGAAGCAAGCCAAGCAAAGCCGAACGAAGCCGAACAGGAGCAGATTAAGCCCAGTGATGCCACAGACAGCCATGCACAGCCTAATGAAGCACGGTTAAGCGATATTAAGCCGAAGCAAGCCAAAGACAGCAGAACACAGCCGAACGATGCCGTAGTCAGCGAAAGCAAGCCGAAGAAGCTGAAACAGGCAAAGGAAGTCCAACGTCTTATCGAACAGGGCGATGTGCCCGGCGCACTGGTAGAAGCTGGTCTTGCAAAGAAAAAAATCCCGATGCCAGTATCGCATCAAGGCGTTGCAAGCGGTGATGGCAAGCGTTCAAAGCGCATTACCATCCTTATGAGCGAGGAAGAACGCAAGTACATCAACCGTGAAGCAAGGCGGCACGGCATGACGATTGGACAGTTTGTGTACGCTCTGGCGGTTGCGGCGGCAGAGGGAAAGATTGAGTTGGAGGATTTCTTGGAGGATTGACCTATGGAAGAACGCGAATTAAAACCATGTCCGTTTTGCGGAGAAAACGTTAGAATAAGCCATGATGGATTGCGTAAAAGCGACAGCGGGATGTCTTATAAAACCGTTTGGACTATTTTTTGCGAGAAATGCAAATGCAATATGATGAAAGAAGAAGCATATTACGATTTTAATTACGATGGTGTTCTTGAAGTTTTAGACGATGGGCGAGCAACGCTTGTAAAGCGATGGAACACGAGGTATTAAAAGTTAATCAATGAAACGCTAGAGGATAGAACCGGCAGCTATCGCCCATCGTTAGGAGATGTGGAAATCGTCACCCCACCTAGCTTTTTCAATAGCAAACCCCTGTGTAGTCACAAAGACCGAACAGGGGAGAAAGGAAGTATATGAGCGAAAAAACTTCACTTGAAAGCCTGAATTGCAGAGAAAAAGAAAAATTTGCGGTTGGATTTAGATGTCAATGCTGCGGTGCGGTTGCTTGGGTAAAAGGCAAAGACATGAAGATAGAAGAAAAATTCATGGACAGAAAATTCATGGATGGAAGCTATGTTTGGATTTGTCCAGTGTGCAAGTTTGGAATGGAAAGCATCACCTTCGCACCAGTCGAAAATATTTTTGATGAATAACAAAACAAACCCCTGTGCAACCAATCAAGGCTACACAGGGGTTCTCCTTTACTTATCAGCAATGCAATCCCAGTAGAGATATGCCTTGCCGTCTGCGGCATCCGTGTCCTCAAGGAACGCCTTTGCCATGTCAGCGTAGAAGCCCGGAGTGTCAACGGACTGACGCTTTGCGACCTGACAATAATCCGAGTACATCATGTTCATGACTGCCCAGAAATCATTCTGGTCACAGGTGATATTGCGCTGTTTGGCAACGTCCTGCGTCTGTTCTAGCGTCCAGTGACAGCCTTTTGTGCCGTCAGCGTTCACCATGTTGTCGCACCATTCCTCTGCTTCATCGTGGGTGAGGTGCTGGCGTGGCATCTTGATGGAGCGACTGTCTGCGCCACCGCGCTCATACTGCCCAGACCGCTTGTCCCAGTCACCGTTCTGCGAGAAGCCGATTTGCGGCATCCTGCGCCCATACTCTACGTCAGGGTAGCGGGGGACGGGGTAGGGGTCGATGTAGCGGTTATCTTCCTGCGGATAATAGGGATAGCGGTCGTTGCCGCCTTCCAGCTTGCGCAGACGGCGTTCCAGCTCACGCTCCCTGCGGTCACGCTCTTCTTCAAGGCGGTCGCGTTCCGGCTCACGGTCTTTGTCATGGTCACGGAGCATCATCATGCGGCGAAAATTGGTCTTGCCCATAATCTCTACACCTCCTCAAGAAATGGACGCAGGCGCACCGGCGTGAGAGCGGCAGAAGCAGCCAAGATACTTGAACGTGCCTGTGCCAGTGGCAGACGTTACCACACGGGTTGCATAGCGAGTGCGGGTGTGGATGCTCTCAGCGGTTGCCTGAGAACAGTTGCAGTCGGTCAGGGGATATGCGGTAGTTCCTGCGCCAATGGTGATGACCACAGGTGCGTTGATGGTGGTCGTGTCCGGCAAAGCCTGAGCAATGACCAGACAATACTTCTCTCCCGCTGCGTAAGAGCCAGCAGGGATGTTGATGGTCAGTGTGTCATTGGCAAACGTCACCGACTGGCTCAGCACGAGGTGCGGGCACAGCCGACAGCTTGTTTTGCAAGCCATAATGTTTTCCTCCTAAAAAATCAGGGGCAGAGGTGTCTTACCCCTGCCCCGATGGTTCACCCGGTGTTATCGGGGAGTGTGTTGGTTAGTAGCAGCCGCAGCAGTTCACGCCAGCGTTAGGATTTGCCACCTGATAAGCGGGAATCGGACGAGGATTGACCCGGTTCAGGATAGTATCAGTCTGCTGGGACATCACGGTGGTCAGAAGCGCATTCTGACGATCCTGAGAAGCCGCAAACTTCAGGCTCTGGTTCTCGGCGGTCAGAGTGGCAATCTTATCCTGCGTGAAGTAGTCCATCATGCTGCGGAAGTTGGCGTTGCAGTTGTCGATAACTGCACGGGCGTTGTCTGCGATAGCCTGACGGGTGGCGCAGTCCTCCGTTGCGATGGTGTACTTCAGGTCGCCGATCAGCTGCTTGTTTTCACAGCAGCAGGATGCCAGCTGTGTAGCAAGTGCGGTCTGACCAGCCTGACGTGCGTTGCCCTCCTGCATGATAGCAAGGTTGATGGCGTTGTCACCGTTGGACACGCTGCGTTCCAGACCGTTCACGAGCTGTGCGTTCTGGTAGCCAAGCTGACAGATGGCGCTGTTCACACCAGCAAAGCCGCTTGCCATGTTGGCATTGATGCCGTTCATCTGTGCCAGCTGGTCATAGCCCAGAGTGCAGATGCCGCTCTGGATACCCGCCAGAGAGCGGGAGGTATCCTGCTGATAAAATCCCTCAGACAGAGCCGCGCGAGTGTCTGCGCCGCCCTGCCCGGTTGCGCCAGTGCCGACCAGATAGGGGATGTAGCTGTTCATGCCGTTGTCGCCGCCGTTTCGGTTGTAGCCGTTCGTACCCCAGCCGAAGATGATAGCAAGGATAATAACCGCCCACAGACCTTCGTTGCCGAAGAATCCGCCGCTGTTATTGCCGCCGTCCTGCCCAGCCAGATAGCCAGTTGCAAAATCGTCCATAACAAAACTCCTTTCAGTTTTGCGTTATGCTATCCCACCGCCGTGTGCGATGGGCGAAGCCAAACAAAAGCGGTTTTTGTCAAGTCCGCAAAACTGAGAAGCGTTTCGCTTAGAGGGATGCCTATTTTAGGATTGTTAAGTCAGCTCGAAGGATTGTCTTTTTTATCTTTCGGGTCATCCCACTTTTTGCTGGCAGCTCCAAAAATAAAGCCGAGCATTAAAGGAACCCATATTTTGTCATCGCCGCACAGATTGTTGATGTCAAAATCTTTTTCGAAATGGCTGCTTTCGATATCGTCCATTGCAAAATCTCCTCACTTCGGAAGCGTCAAATTCAGGGCGTTTGCCAGTTGGTTCAGGTCAATGCCACGCTCTTTGGCGAGGTTCTGCGCCATCGTCCTGAGCTGTGCTTCGTTCTTGCCCTGAATCAAATTCAAGCCCTGCATGATGGGGGCACTTTGACCGCCTAACTGCTGGATAAGCCCCATCGGGTTTTGTCCGGCGCGAGCCAGATTTGCAAGCTGCATGATGGGGCTGTGAGTAATCATATCAAACGGAGAGGACATTATTTATTCTCCTTTCTTCGCTGTGGCAGCGGGCTTAGAAAAACTCTTCTGCCACTTTTCCAGTTCATCCAGCCGGTGCACAAGGGCGTTGTACTGCTCAATAGGCACATACTGCTGTGTCGGTGCAGCGGTTTGCTGTGCTTGCTGTGCTTGCATTTGCCGCCATGCTTCCGGGCTGTAGAACTCCTGCACATAGGATTCACAGGTGTCCGGGTTCAGCCGCTTGCAGTAAATCACGCCGCTACGCAAGTCCGGGCAGTAGGTCGGTCTGCCGTATAGGTCAGACGGTATCGCCAGAAATTCTTCCCTGCTGGAAACAGGTCTGCCAAGCAACCAACCGCCGTCTTGTGCCGACTGCTGAACAGGCTGTTGCCCATTCATCGGCTGCGGGCGCTGTGGCTGTGCCTGCTGCATCTGTGTGTTCGGCAGGGGAGTAGAAAGGCCAACCGTTCCCATGCCACCGTAAGGATTGATAGGCTGCTGCGGAACGTAGGGCGTTCCGGGTGTTGGATAATAACTCATATAGCATCCCTCCTTGTGCATCCAGTGTACTGCATCGGCAGAAAACGAGAGACAACGAACGCACAACGAAGGACAAAAAAGAAAAGCGCCCACACGGAAAAATCCGCATGAGCGCTTAAAAATATAAATATACTTATATAAAATGATGCAAAAATAGAAAGTTTGAACGTTTTACTTGCAAAAAATCAAGAGCGGAACTGCCCACAGGCAATGCCGCTCTCTACAAAGGCCGTAGCCTTTCAAATCATAAATCGTATGGCGTATAATGCAAAGACGTATATACCGATAAAACCACGCCTATAAATGCACTCTGCCAAAATGGAAGGACGGTTTTTAGAACGCTTGATGTCGCCCCAAAAATAATCAGAGCGAACAAAACACGGGACAAAAAGTGATATATTTTATTTGTCATAATTCGTATAAAATCGTCTCCCGCATGATACGCACTGTGAGTAGACGGGCGGGAGACTGTATCAACTAAAAATGCCTACTTCTGCTATCGCAATTTTGACGTATGCGCACTATTCAAAACCGTTCAAGCATTTTCGGACTTGCTATGGCTGGAATCGAACCAGCGACAATGGGTGGGGCGCACCTGGCTCTACCGACTGAGCTACATAGCCTCAAAGACCCGCCATGATACGCATCATTGAGAGGCTTAGCGGGTTCAGATATCCGCCCTAATGCGCTTCTTCGAGAGGCCGGGAGGATTTGTTGAAATAATTATACCACAAATCGTGCAAAAAGAAAAGCGGCAGACTCTGGAACAGCCTGCCGCTTCAATGCGTTTCGTGAGAAATCGCACCCAATTGAGATTATTGTATCACACGTCCAGCATTTTATCAATAATTTTTAGCCTATTGCCGATTGATGTCCGACAATACGGCACACGCGCTGCAATATCAACTTGGCATAGCTGGTCAACGTACCGCAACCGGGCGATTTTCCGGTCATACCTCCCAAGCGGCGCACGTTTTATCACAGCTTTTATCTGTTCTGCATTAAGCCCTTGCAACGCTGGCGGAAAGACTATGCGAGCCGCCGCCACAGGCAGCACCGAGCCAAAAAGGCTGCGGCAGCTGTCCGGCGTTGCGCACCATTACGGTGACGTTACCGAGATGGTCGATTTTGTTGACCTTAACAAAATCGCAGACCATTTTCGTGAGGTGACGAAATTGCTCTCGTGCGGCGTACATTTTGTTGGCATCAACAAAATGCTCGTATGTAGTGCTACTCATGGTGTTACTCCTTGCTGTCCAAAACGGTTACTGCGTACACGCGGAGGCTTTCCAGCTTTTCGATAACGGCACTATAAGTTGCTTCCGTTGCGATGTGCGCGATGCGCTCCAGCTCGTTGTCCTCTTTTGATGCAGCGATAATTTCATCCGCAGATATTTGTTTCATGGATTCAATCAAATCGAGCAAATCTTCGACATTTACTGCGTTCATGCGTTATACCCCCTTACAGTGTGTTTTTCTCAGCGTCCGCTGCATCCCCAGCATCCAGCGCATCATAGTACGCCTGTGCAAGAGCTTCCACCTCTGCAATGTCGTCCTCCGTCAGCAGGCCGCTGTCCAGATGGGTGTACGCCTTGTCCAGCCAGTATGCCACGTCGCACCCTGCGGCGATTTCCCGCTTGATGGAGCGCAGTGTCAGGTCGTGCCGGGCTTTGCTTTTGATAGCCATGTTTGCCTCCTTAGGTCATGGACGCTACTGCGTCCTCCAGCTTTTTTATTGCAAGGTTCACGTCCCGCTGGTAGTCCAGCTTGACCCCTGCACCGTCACCCGCCTGCACCACAGTGTCAGGGCCGTAAGCGGTGAGGGCTTTGTAGG